TGATATTAGATAATACAATGCGTTTTCTATATTTGATTGATTATCTTTAAATGAACCTAAACCTTTATTACACAAAGAACAGAGTAAGCCTCGTACTTTTCCTGTTTTATGATCATGATCTACACATAAACTCTTATTTAGTTCTGATTCTGGAGTACCACAAATAGCACATTTTCCTACTTGTTCAAAGTATATTTTGTCATATTCTTTCTTTGTAAGATTATACTTACTTATGACAAATTTTTCTCTATAGTACTCTTTAGGATAAATTTTCCTACTTTTAGGGTAGGACTTTTGCTTTTGACATAAACATTCTTTACAGGAACCTGTAAAATATCCATCTGATTTAGGATAAAATTCAGATATTGTTTTCTGAATTTTACATATTTTACAAACTTTTTCCTTTATATTATGTTTCATAAACTACAAAGATATTGATTAATTGTATGATTTCCAATTAATCTTTTATGTTAATTTAGATTTTAAAAGTGACAGAATTGCAACTTGTACCTTTGGATCATATGATTTATAATTTCCAATCATCTCATTTAAAAGCTTTGAGAATTGATCATCATCAACATCTCTAAAATCTTTCTTATTTCTTAAGAATTGACCTGTTTTATAATCAAATCTCCAAGCTGGATTCTTTTGAGTAGCCATCATATATGCTAAAGATTGATTAGTCTCTACATCTCTCATTCTATTATTCATAAACTGATCCCACATGTAGTTCTTCATGTTATCATAGTTCTGTTGACCAGTTATAGACTCTCTATAGTAATTCTGATCATTCTGCATATCTGTAAGGGTTTTCTGAGTTTTTAATTGAGTATTAAATTGTCTAGAACTATTTATAATCTGTGAGTTTTGATTATCATATTGGTTTCTTATAGTTGGAGCTTTATCCAGTAAAGATGCCCATATATCATTTGCCTGTGCATTACCAAGTATAGGATTTAATGCAGATGTAGCTCCAACTTGTTGATTAGCAAGACCTTTCATGTCTGCTATAGTTTGCTCTGGATTAAGTAAAGAAGGGTCCATGTAAGTAGTATTAAATCTACTTCTCATAGGCATATACCTTTTTACAGAGGCTGCTTTTAGTGCATTATAAGCTTGACTTTCCTTTTGATAAGGAGTAAACTCCCACGGAATTTTCATAAATGAATCTGGTTTTTCATCTATTTTACCAACTCCTATATCTGGAGTAGCATATCCAATTTCCCCAGGAGTTATTTTTATTTCTAACTGTTTATTATATGGATTACCTGAAGTTTTTTCAGGAACACCAGAAACTTTTGTATTAGTACTAGTTTGTGGAGGAGTAGTTGCTACGGGAGGAGTTGTTGTCTGTGTAGTTACTGACTGAGTACCTGTAGGAATATATCTTGGCATACCTCTAAATCCAGCTAATGGATTTAATCTATATCCTTCTGGGATCACTTCTTTCTTTTGGTCAAAAAATGTAGATAATCTTCCCCAACCACCTGCCACTTGAAACTTAGGAAGAATTCTTCCACCGTACTTCATATATTGTTTACTTTCCATAATATCTTCTTTTATATCTTTGTCAAATACAGGTGCAGTATTTGTAGAAAATGCAGGAGTACCATCTGGAAATCCTTTTTTGGATTCTTGTATGTATCCTATTTGTCCTAGTTTTTCAACATACTTTTCTAACATCATAGATGAACTTCTTTTAGCTAAATCATCCTTTTTAGGATCTAAAAGGTTCTGAACCAATGCATTATAATGCTTAGTATCAATATTTCTTTTAAGTACCTCTGCAGGAGTATTCTTTTTGCCTGTTTTTAGTTCAAACATTTCTTGTTCATCATTAGATATATTCATTGACTTATGATCAGAAAATACAAAAGATCCTCCTTTAAGGTATACATCTGTACCACCTTGAGAGTGCTTTTTACCCTTTGCTTTGAATAATGCAGATAAATCAGGATTGAGTATTATCTCTCCTTCCTCTACTTCTACATTAGCTGCATAAGGATTCTCATCAATAGAATCATTGATTTTTGGATTATCATTATGTAATGATGGTAATTTACTAGGATCGTTCTGATAGTACTTTCCTGTAAAATGGTACATATTTTTGTACGATTTGTTATCTCCTACTCCCATATATTATATTTGTTAGTGTGTTTTAATCTTAAGTATCTTGTAGCTGGATTTCTTGAATCTGCCGAAACTTCATAATTATAGTTAAATACATGTGTTGCTTCAGGTATATCTTTAGTATTTAATAACTTATCCCAGTCACCTCTTTGTTTTGCCTCTATTTCAACAAACATCAATTGAGTGTCTAAACTATAAGGATTTAAACCATTTGAGGATGCAAATTTTAAAAAGTTATTTTTTCTTTCGCCTTTCCATTGAGCAACTCCATAAGCCTTATCTTTTAAGTTATTGTCTCCAGTTGTTTCAAAAGATATAACATCATCTCTAAAATTTCCAGATTCTTGTATTAAATTATTAACAACTCCTGCAGCCTGATGAGATGCTAATCCTCTAGATTTAAAAAAGTTATAAGCATATTGTGCTTTATTTTCCCCACCTCCAAATTGAGAAGCATTATAACTTTGAATATAATACTCTCTTTGTCTTTTTGCATCAGTTTTTTCATCTCTACTTTGAGCAACTGTATCTACCTGATTCCAAATAGAACCTACCTGCATATCGTCTTCTTGTTCTTGTTCTACCTCTTCATCACTAAATAAGAAGTTAAAGAATTCATCATTGTCATCTATTTGTCCACCATCTTGTAATTTTGTATATTGTGTTATACTTCCACGATAAGGAGCAACAGAATTTAAATTACGCTGATTAAGTATCTTTATGAAATCATCTGCTGCTTCTTTAGTTGGAAACCCTCTATCCACTCCTTGATTACTTTCATCAAAGTATCCCACCATATAATTCCCTTGAGGAACTGGTGGAAGTTTTTGAGTTCCAACACCTTGTAATCTATCAGGAAATCCATACATATTGTCTGGAGTAGTTATAGGATTTACTTTACCTACTCTTTTTTGTAATCCAGGTTGTTCTTGAAAAATATATGGTTGTACTGGTTTTTTATATAGTGTTACAAGTCCACTATTCCAATTATCTTTATCAGACATATCACCATATCCTGAACCTATTGGTGCTATTTTTGTGTTTCTTAAAGCAACTCCTTTATCATCAGTAATCATATTACCTCTATTATGGGTAAAAGGTGTAATAGCAACTTTATTACGGTATTGTTCTGCTTTATTTGATTCTAAATTTAATTCTTTTTGAGAATAATTCTTTCCTACAACAAAATTAGTTTTACGACCATATTCCTCAAAAGTACTTTTAGTGTATGGGTCTAACTTAATATTTTCTACTGTAGTTACTTTGTTATTTGGGTATAGTAATTTAAGATAATTAGCATCATCTTGAGAATATGCCGTGATAGGTTTTTTAGTATCTAAACTATATTTTTTAATACTATTATACAAAGCTAAACTATCATTATAAGCTCTAAGTCTTGGGTCGTTTTTATCTGTTACCGTAATAGGTGCTCTACCACCTTGTTGAGCTATTGGATATTCTGTCACCTTCTTACCCTTAAATTTATAATCTTTTCCCGGTTCCATGTATTGAATATCTCCTTCATCTGAGATTCCTAAGAGAGGTTGATTTACTCCCTGCATTGTTATATCTGGAGAATTTATTTCCACCACCTTTCCCCAATTCTCTGGATTCCAATATCCCATATTATCTTTTACTACACCACCTTGTTTTTGTTTAGTAACTTTTTTAAATGTTTCTAACCAATTTTGAATAACTTCAGGATTAGTTCTAATACGACTTCTTACCAATGGATCGTATATACCTCTTTCCATTGATTTTGTAATAGGATTATATGTAAATGACTTTAACCCTTCTATATCTTCTAAAGATTTTTCAACATTAGGTGTTATTGTAATACCCTCTCTTGGTACATTTCCTTTATTAATTACATCTCCTATCAACTCTCTGTGTTGGTCAAGCGGTTTTTTTAAAAAAGACTCCAAAGATGATTGTTTTGTAAATAAATGTCTACCAACAGGTTTATCAAATAAAGTCCTTGCAGTAGTTCCTTTATATGGACTACTTTTTTTCCACCATGTTTTATCTCCTTTTATTTGTCCAAAATCATTATGAATAATCCAATCATCTACAGGAGTGACAGTTTGATCAAAAGGATAATAGTTATCATATGGTGTGGATATGCTATTAAATTCAGATTCAGCAGCATCCGAAACATTATATTTTTTTTGTAAGTTTTTTATATGTTTAGAGGGATATTTATAATCTGGTCTTGGCATAAAATCATATGTAGCATCGTTAAGTCCAAAACCATTTTCAAATTCTGCCATATAGTACATTCTACCATCTTTCTGTAGAAAAGGAGCACCATAGTGGTTTATTATTTTACCTTCTGGAAAATTAGGTGTCCCTCTATATGATATATTAGGAGCTATTAATTCTTCCTCAAGAATACGATTGGCATAAAGATTATCAGCTAATGTTTTATTCAGTTTACTATTATTCAACATTTTAGATAGAGTAATAGTTTTGGGACCAGGTATATTAGAAAGAAGTCCTGATTCCATAGACTGAGCTATCTTACCAGGAACTTTAGAAATACCACCAATCATTCCAACAGGACCAAATCCTAAATTAGAAATAAACTCACGATTGGAAACCTCATTAGTCCAAAACTTTTTACTAAGGGGGTTAATCTTTCCAGAACCTGCCATTCTTCCCATAAGTAGTGGACTTGCTACAGCTCCAATGTAAGGAAGATTGGAATCAGATTGTTTAGCCTCATAAGGAGCTGTTCCTAATGCTCCACTCATATTACCTATTATACCAAAAGGATTTAACCAATCATCATACCAGGCTTCATCATTTTCATTAAATCTACCTTTACCTTCAACAGATTTACCAGAAACATAAGCTTTCTCTCTCCAGTCCATTTGGTCTAGAGATTTAGTTTCTCCTGTAGGGAATGTGAAGGTTTTAGATTTGCCCTCATTAAAAGCTTTAGCAGCTTTTCTCTCAGCTATTCTTTGTTTTTTCTCTTGTTCTTCTCTTCTTTTAGCTTTCCCCATAGCTTCTGTAGAAGCTTTTACATCTTCTTTCTTTTGTCCTGTAGTGGCTGTACTAACCATTCTTTTTGTTACAGGATCAAAGAACATTATAGCAGTGCTTTCAGAAGCTGCTCTAGGCATTACATACTTAATGCCCACTTGAGCTTTTGGAACTTTAGATCCTTTTTTACTAATACTCTTTGGTTTCCAGTCTAGTCCATGTTGGTAGTAGGACATACCACCATTTTCTTGTTTTGGAAAAATAGATTTACCACCACTATTAATATAATCTTCATATAGTCTAGCCTCTCCTTCAAGAGTAGAAGGATTTTCATATATGAGATCTTCAGCACCTACAAAAGACTTTTGACCTTTCTCATTAGGTTTTGATCCACTTATTAATTTACTTTTTGGAATAAACTGCAATCCTGGATTAGACTTAATCATTTCATTCACTTGATTATCTACCTCTTGCTGTCTTCTTTCTTTTGGATTCCTTCCAGATAATGTTTGGAAATGATGATATTTCTCATGCTCAACCCACCAAGGATTATTTATGTTTTCTATCTGACTATTTGGATCATAATTAATTGTGCCTTTGCCATCATATCCATAGTGTCCTTCAGAATTTAATCCTGCGACATATTTAGGTTCTTGCCAATTTTCAACTTTTTCAGGTAAATATTTTTTATGAACTTTTCCATTCTGTGCACTAGGCATAGTCTTCTTAGCATAAGGTCCTTCAGAAGGAATACCTTGTGTACGTGCGTATGTAAATCCTACAGAACCAGGAAGAGAACCACCCATTTGAAACTGTCCACCCCAAGCACTATTGTATTTAAAAGGAATGTCTGTATATCCTCCCATAGTTCCTTCTATTCCATTTTGGGCTTTTATTACACCACCTTTCTTATGTTGCTTCACTCCATAATGAGGAAGTATAACATATTCTCCTTTTACAAAAGGTCTTTGTATATTTTTTGGAAGTATGCCTCTTTTAATTTGTTCATCTATTTCACTATTTAAATATTTAGCAATATCTTTTCCTTCATACCCATACCCTGATAGAAAACCAAGTGTATTCATAGGTCTATATCCAAGGAACTGAGGATCTCCTTTAGTGTATTTAAATACTTGTTTTAACTGAGGAAGATATGAACTGTGTGATGTATTTGTACTTCCTGTAAATACATCTCCTGATTTAATACCTTCTGGTGCAAAACTAACTTTTTTAGAAACTTCTTTTTGCATCCTGTGCAAACGATGGTAATTTGTGGCAAATAAATTTCCTGAACCAGATAGGGAAAGAGAAGGAACTTTTTCAAGAACCTCTCCACTGTAGAATGGATAGTTTTGTGCTACATTACCTACAAAGTCTTCTAATTTATTACTAAGTTTATTTACTCCAAGATTAATATCTTGTTTTAATTGCATGGATAGAGGTATTCTAGAACTCTCTTGTCCTGGAATAATTGTTCTACTTACTCTTCCTGAACTAATTAAATCATTATAAGCTCTTTGAAATCTTTCATCTGTAATACCTGTTACATCAATATCTAAATCTCTTCCTCTAGATGGTCTTTGTAAATTTATTCTACCTCTTATATCAGCAAATCTAGCAGCTTTCTGTTGACCAAATCCTTCATTTAATAAATCTTGAGCTTCTTGTCTAGATTTTCTAAATACTTGTTGGAAGTGTTCTTCTGGAAGATTACTCTCCAAACCATATTTCATTTGTTCAGCCATTGAAACATTTGTTGCCCTAAGTCTTCCTATTTCCTGAACTTGCCTAAGAGCTTTAACATCCTCAGCAGCCATTCTTGGAAGATCCTTCTTTAGAGGAATACCAGCAACTCTTCCCATCGCTTCTTTTAAACTTTCAGCTCTTGGAATATCTATAAGTGTTTTTGTTATATTTTTTAATTGTGGACGAAATTCTGCAGCAAATGGTAATATACTAGCTGTATTTAATCCAGCTTGAAGATATTCTCCTCTTCTGATATTTCCTGGAATAGAAGCAGCAATATCTCCATATGCAAAAGGATTAACTATATTGACAGCATGTTCTAAAGGGTTAACTTCCCCTCTTTCAAAGTTTTCTGGAATATCTTGTCCATGCAGTTTATATTTAAGAGCTGTCATGGGATGTGTAGCAATAGCCCATGCTTTAGATTTAGCAGATCTTTTTGGCTCAGCTTGTTTAATTTGTCCTTGTTTTTCAAGACTTTCCTGAATAGCTCTTTGATTAGCAACTTTACGTTCAAGTTCGGGATTTCTTCTTAGAACATCTACTCCCATACTTGTACTTTCAGATGAAGGTCTTGGAATTGGTTGCATCCAAGAAAACCCTCCTTTTCCTCCACTTTGCATTTTTGGAACATATTTCCAAAACAGTCCTGTAGAATCTATGTCATACTTACTTTTAAAACCCTGTGCTTCAGGACTATTATACCATTCTAATTCTGACTTAATACTAGGATGATTCGGAGCTTTTAAAAATTCTAAAGTTTGATTATCTACACTTGGTAAATGACCTTGATTATCAGGAACATAACCCAATTCCCAAGCTCTTTGTAATCTATAGTCATTACTTTCTTTCAGGTTATATTTTTTCTTCCAATCTTCATAACTAATACCCCCTTTTTGCATTAAAGGAATTTCCATTACAGAATCTGCAGAAGGGAACAAGTATGGATTTTTATCAAATGGTATTCCCATTTTTGGTTTTCCAAACTTTTTACCTTTCTTCATTGGTTGCAAAAGTAAAGGAATATCAGTATTTTGCATAGTGATATTATTACCCTGTATATTTAAATAAGGGTTATTTGCAAATGGTGAACCTTGACTATATCCAAGTATTGATTTTAAATCCATATTATTTTTTTTTATGAAATCCGTGATATTTTTTTAAAGTCTTAGCAAGTGCTTTTCTATGTGGTGTACAAGTTGATTTTGTCATTGGCGTACAATATCCTTTATGTTCTGGATTAATTCCCATAAATCCACCCTTTTTCATTTGTAAACCTTTACCTCTTAGAAATTTAGAAAGTTCTTCTGGATTATTCTTTAAATCTAAATCAGCTTGATTTACTTTTCCAGCAGCACCATCAGTTGGCCAAAATTGACCATCTTTCCAATAACCAATTAAACTATTAGCAGGGCCAAAAACTGAAGCACCACTTTTTGTTGTATCTGGACTCATTTCTCCACCACTTATAGTACCTCTTACTTGTCCTTTAGGTCTGGTTACTATTGGATAATCTTTTGGTTCTTCTTTATATACTACTGGTTGTACTGGTTTTTTATAAAAATCTTTTTGATATAAAGGTCCAGCTTTTGAAACACTTAATTGTTTATCTACAGGTTTTATTTTTTTATTTGTATTATTAGGATTTTGTATTATTCTCTCTTGATTTTTAAAATATTCTTTATTTAAATCTTCTTCTTTTAAAATCCAATCGCTATATGCTGAAGAATTAGTTATTTTAGGTTTATAAAAGCTATTATATAAACTCAAACTATCATTATAAGCTTTTAAACGAGGGTCATTAGGATTGGTAACAACAATAGGGACTCTCTCTTGAGTTTTAGGTTGTGGTTTCTGATATACTACTGGTTGTACTGGTTTTATCAAATCTCTATCATATATAGGAACATCAGTAATATCAATTTTTCTGGTTTTATCTTTATTATTAGAAGCTATATATGATTCCCATTTTTGAGGTAGTATATTGTCACTGAATAGAGAAACTGGGGCTTTAGGGTCAAAATAGTAATCAATAGCTCCATCTAATATATCTCCCGATGAATAAATATTATTATTAACTTTTCTATATCTATTATTAAAATTCTTTTCTTGTTTTGGAGAGAACACTATATCTGAACCAAAATTTGCATCAATAGATAATTTTTCCAATAAGTATTCATATTGTTTTGTAGAAAGGTTTTTTTTAAATTTCTCTATTCCTTGTATTAAATTTGGAATATTGTCATTAGAAGTGCCACTTTTCTCTCTCTTTATATAGTTTGGATTATTTTTATAAAAATTATCTTTTAAAATCTGATTCTTGTACAAAATCAAACTATCATTATAAGCTCTAAGTCTTGGGTCGTTTTTATCTGTTACCGTAATAGGTGCTCTACCACCTTTTTGAGCAATTGGAATATTAGATTGCTCACCACCCATTTGTTTACTTACTTTACCACCAAATCTTGCATATAAGGAGTAATAATTCGGTTGAAAATCTTCAATGTTTGCTGGTTCCATTTGCCCAAGAGTACTATATTGATTATACATATATTGATTCTGCCTATTCATTTCTTTATTATTTGCCAACCATGAAAGTCCAGTTGTAGCTCCTCTTAACATAAAGTAAGGATTAAAAGGTTCTTTCTTTTGAGTTTGAGGACTTCTTGTTATAGGTTGACCAACTGCAGTTCTTCCTTTCTGAATAGGATTTGCAGGATTCATTCTTTCAGAAAATTGGTCAAATCCTGGAATCATACTCCACCTATCTTCTGCAATTAAATCATTTTGTATTTCTTCTGGTATTTGTACTCCTGTATCAGAAAATTTTACTTGAGGATAAGGTTGATTTATTTCAATAGGATTATCCCATAAGTAATTACCTTGTCTTCTAACTCCTTGTAAAGGTGTTCCATTTAATCCAATTTGAGCTTTTATTAGTCCTCCTTTCTTTTGATAAGAAGGTGATGAAAAATACTTTCCTAGTATTTTACCAATAGTTTCACTATTCTCAGCCTCTGCAACCTTCATTGCTCTAGATGGAATCCATGAATTAGGAATTGGAACTTGCATATTATCAATAAGTTGATTAACATGGTAGTCTTCATTATATAGTACTCTTCTAGCATCTCTAGATAAAGGAGTATCTTCTTCTAAAAATTTTTTATATTGTTCACTGGAAAAATGAGGTTCATAGTCAGGTGTAAACATTTCTTCATCTGTAAGTTCATACACTTGTTTACCTGTTTTTGAATCAAGACTATGATAACCTAAATCATCAACAGCAGTTGAGAATCTAGGTCTAAACATTTTAGTAGTAAGTTTATCTAATGCTTTAGTTCCTAAATTTGATAGTTTTGAATAAACTTTTTCTATAGGTCTAAAAACTACATTAGGTGTAATACCTGCATTAAACATATCAACTGCACTACTACCCATTGATTCCAGCATACTTTGTCCTTTATAGGCTTCTTCTGGATTTAATAGATTTGCTACAGATGCACCTGGACCTAACATTATATCACGAAGAATACCTAATCCTTTTGGCATTTCAGCATTCATTGCTAGTTTACTACCATCATAAATCCTCTTTCTTATAGATTTAGTCTCTGGTTCTTTAACTTTTTTAGCATTATTTAACACAGTGCTAACTGGTGTTTTATAACCAGTTGGATTTGTTAAAACATGATATGGCATCTCTTCCTGAGATAATGGAGGTACTTTATTTTTACCTAATTGATATTTAGGTCTATATTTATTTTTCATCGTAAGCTTATTAACTTCTTGATATTTATTATTTTAAATATAAATTTATGTGAACCAGATATAGATTTTATCAATCTGAATTTTGTAAAGTAATGTCTAAATTTCTTTCTTTGTTCTTCTGGTTTATCTATATTTATAGCTACTGGATTGATTACATTCTTATAACCAGATTCATCTGTAGGGAATAAATGATACTCATTATTTGTAAATTCACCTCTATCTTTTGTTATATCCCAGAACTGATTTACTCTATATTTATTCTCTTCTTTAAAAAATACAATATCATATGATAAATTTGTACTCTTCTTAGGGTATTTTAGATTCTGTTCTGGATCAGGATTACCATATGAGAGATTTAATAATGGTGATATTTGTTCTGAATTATGAACAATTAAATTACTAAAGTTCTCATGATGAACATGAAATCTATCTCTTCCAAAGTTCTTATATTTGTATACTTCTAATATGTACTCAAGACTTCTTATTATCTCTACATTTTGACCTGTAGCCGAAATAGGTTCAATCTCAAAAGGATATTCTACATCATAGAAATTACAAAAAGATTCATATGATTCATTATGTTTCCATAAAGTTTTATCTTTTACAGAATAAAAGTGATTTTCCCCTTGAACAACTAAGTCTGGATGCCAGTCATGCCATGAAACAAATGCTTTATCCATTGGTGAATAAGAGAGTGTCCATGATACATCTTTAAAATATTTACTATCTCTTAAAGAGACTTTTACACCTCTAAAGAAAAATTCATTGTTTTCACAAATAATTTCATTTGATACTGGTACAAAATCTCTTTTTGAGATATACAATGTTTCATAAAAGTTATCAAAAACTATTTGGTAACCAACTCCTGATATTGTATTTTCATCTTTAGTATAAGATGGAAAGTATTTATATAAGAATATTGGCATATAATTTTTGCACCAAAAAGATATTCCTTTCATTGAAATATCATCAAGATTTTCTCCAAAAGAAAGTATTTTTCCTTGCTTTTCAGAGATATAAAATCTTCCAAACTGATTTGATGCAAAAGCTAGTCTACTAGATGATGCACCAAAATTGTTTGTCGTTGGCATTATTTCTCTTGGATCTTGAGCAAATAAACCACCATCCCCTATAGTTACAGTTTGTCCTGATAATTCTAATAAACTTCTACCCATTGATACAAATGGAGAAGCTTTTGTAAACAAAAACATTAATCTATCCTGATCTATAGGATGAATACCTGTTAATTTTCCAAAATCAGTTTCACTGAAGTTAAAAAAGTTCAGAGGTAAAAAGTACTGCCAGTTGTCAATCTTCTGTAAATTGTATGCAGGAAGACTGTATATGACAGAATTTGGTTCATTTACTGGTATAGGGTTTTTTGGATCAAAGTCTGACCTTTGTTGAGGTGCAAATATTTCGGTTGTATATAAATCAGAGTATACTCTATTTATTTTGAACTCCTCATCAAAGTCAAGTTTATCTGATGCAAATATTTTTGATAATGTTTTGTTCTTTTGATAATAAAAAGGATGCTCACTTTCTTCTCTAAATGAAATATTGTAGTCAGCTTCACATATAAAATCAATAGCACAATTATTTGACAAATACATATAAGCATCATCTATTCTAGATAATGTTTTTCCATCCTTAGATTTTTTACAATCAAGATTATGTTTATTTGCAGTTGTTCTATTAAAAGTAGAAAAGTTTACAGTTTTTAATGTAAATATTTCTGAAAAATCATATTTTGTGCTATCTAACCAATATCTGGGATATCCTATATTTCTATAAAGTCTGTAATCATATTCTATTCCATCAGGGAAATTTGCGTTTGCAAGATTCTGATTAAAGAATTGCATCTTTTTTAAAAAATACATTCTTGCAATAATACAATCTCCTCCATATAATACTGGACTTTCTTTAAAATCATTTAATACACAAGAGTGCATAGATACAGGTGAACTTGAACCAAGTCTACCATATTGATTTCTATTATTTACTTTGTTAGTAACATAGTATGCAGAACCTTGTGATTTTACTTTCTGATTAATATCATTACATATTCCAAATCCAGATATTGTATTCCTTGAATTATCTTTAGTACTTGGGTCTATAATCTCTTTATTTAATTTTAAATATACCCCTTTTTCTCTTTTAAAGTTATTAATTGTTTCATTATCAATACTTACAACTTGTGAGGGTAAATATTTCGATTGAATAATAGCCCTCCTTTTGTTTCCTGTTTTAGCAGCAGTAGATTTTCTAAATTCTGCTGATGCATTATATTGGAGTACATAGTCAGTATTTGCTGTAAAACCATTAATTATATCTAGAACCTCGTTAGCATATTTTATTGCAGTTAGTGCTAGTAAAGTAACAGAAATTCCTACGCTTCCAATAAGCTGTAATACTAATTTTATTTGTTTTAATAATCTTCCTTTTTTAGGAAGGTCTTTTACTTTACTTAGTTCTTGAATTATATCTGCAATACCTTTAAAAGATAATGAAAGTAAAGTATATTGGTTTGATATGTTTGTACCTTGAGTTTTTAAATTAGATGTTTGAAAATTAAATCCAAAATTTATATCACCAACTGTTCCTGTTGTAGGAACATTCCCAAAACTAGCTTGATCAACAGATTCTGTAACTTGTTTATCTAAACCTTTTGCTTGATAAAAAGCTTCTAATGAACCAATAGCAAGAGCAGCCCAAAATGAAAACTGATTTAAAAGTTTTAATTTAGGATGATTTTTTACAATCTCAAACTGTCCAGTTATCTCTGCAACTTCTTCACATTCAACTTTTAGTTCATTCCCGATTGAGTATCTAGGTTCGAATAAAGTATGTGGTGAATAGAATGTAAAGGTATCTTTTTTATATTCAGAAAGAGGAACAAAATTAGTTTCTCGTCCACTTTTGTACACTGTCTGTTTTGCAGATATGTATACATCTGGTGATAAGTCGTTGACTGTATAGTTTGAGTAGAGTATTTCTTCATTGGTTTGTTTGTCAACATAAGCTCTCATGTTTGTTATAAGTCCTCTAGATACAACTGTTCCATTTCCTCCTTTTCTATCAGACCTTGTGATTTTGTAACCTATTATATCAGGGTCACTAAATTTTGGTATATTTTTAAACCTTACACCTAGAATATTAATATAAGTTTTTCCATCAACTATAGAATATCTAGGAACTTTCTCCTCATCTGGAAATTTGTGGTATCTAATTGGTTTATTAGCATTTTCTCCATAAACTTCCTCATTATCAGGATAGAGGTCAGTACTCTCAAAATACCCCATCTCTCCTCTACCTATAACTCTAATACCACAAGAAAATTCATTATTTTCAGACCTCATTTTTCCAGCAGTATTTTCTATCATCCATCTTTGGATTTTCTCTGGAATATCACAATCTTTTACGTTTTTATCTAATTCATAAACATCTGCAGAGGAGACAGCGTCTCTATCTTTTGCATTTGCTTTTCTTCCTGCTATGTGATATTTATCTGTTAACTCACCTGTTTTATAAACACCTTGTATATAAAAGTCGTAGTTCTCATCTCTATAGTATCCAATATTATCACCATCATTTTCATAATAATCAATAGGTGCTTGAGTAACTACATATTCTGCTTCTATTTCAAAAGCCTTAAGTTGATAATTTTCTTCATCCCTTCTTACCAAGTCTCCTAATATAAGAGTATTGGAGTTAGAAGAAATAATACCCCCTTTAACCCATGTATTTTTCTTAATAACAAGATCTGATAAATTAATTGTCTCAAATGTTGTATTATTTATATCTGTTACTGTTATAGATTTTACTTTTGTAGAATAGTATCCTACTATCTTTGCTACTTTTGTAGCTCCTTTAGTAACTGGGTCAATATAGTTCGCTACTATACATAATGCAAATTCATCAAATTCTGTATCAATATCTGATATAGATACATCTAATGAACATGTATTATTGTCAGAATAAAGAAGTTTTCTATTAGAAATAGAATACCAATCAGAATATATTTTTCCATCAATTGTATATGCTATAGCAGCGGAATATGCGCCATTTGGTAAATTTCCAATAAAACCTTGTTTGGTTGATATACAAGGATGTTGTATATTCTTAAAAAGAAGAATTTCATCGCAATCTTTGATTTTTGGTAATGTTAATAAATCTATTCTTCTAAAAGGATTATATTTATCAGTAAAATATACAATAGTACTTTTATTAAAATCCTTTCTAGCTTTACCTGTAATTTGGTAATCGGTATTAAAATTTAAACAACTTTTATTAAGAAGTTTTGTATATGTATCTGTAGAAGGATCTCCTATTCCTATTTCTGAATTAATGTTATCTGTAGAAAATACAAGATGTTTACCATCTGGTAAATCTATTATTCCTATTATTTTGTAAGGTGCTGAATATGATTTTATAGTAGATGGTTCGTTACCAAGTGTTCCAAGACTACCTTCTTTACTGGCTCTTATAATATTCCTTGCATGTGAATAAGATTCACCATTTACATAAGAAGAATCCAGGTCTGTAACTAGACCTGGTTTATTTAATGCATTAGTATCTACTTTATTTAAATTATTATCCATTTACAATATTTGACATCTCATTAAATAATCTTAATGATTTTATTATACCTATATCTGTAAGTGTTACTTTCTCAACATTTATTCCCCATTTCTTTACTTCAACTCTTACTTTTTTTGTAATAGTGTTATCTGTTTCATTGTCTGTAACATCTTCCCATGCTCTTGATGTAACCTGTTCTTTTATTATTGCTTGGGTAGTATCCGATATTGCGTCAACAGGGTCATATACTTCCAATATAACATCTTTTATAGAAGAGATATTATATTTTACAACTGCCTTTGCAACTATTTGTTTACCATCTTTTGTTGTTAAAGATTGTGTAGGGATACTTAATGTTGTAGTAACAACAGTTCTCGTTTCTACTTTATCTAAAAATGGAATCTTCCAACAAATTCCTGGCTCAACAATCTTTAAAAACTTTCCACCTCTAAAATGTACACCTCTATCGTATTCTTTCACAATAACAAGTGGAAGAACATCTTCTATAAAATTTAGTAAAAAGTCTACAAGTTTATCAAACATTATTGAAAATATCTAAACCATTGATGATACCAACCTAATTGTTTTTTCTTTTCTCTTTGGAGTGTTTCATTATAAGACTTTTCAGTCGTAAAATTATATGCATCCAACCAAGCAAGTTGTCTTTGTCTATTTGCTAATTTCCATAACTCACCAAGATTAGGAGAGTCACTATTAAATAAAGCAGTACTAACTATACTTTCTTTCAAAGTCCATTCGTAATATGGTGTAATTAATGGATGAAAAGGAAATGTAATATTACCATTCTCATCCTTCATCATACCTATATATACAAGATATAAAGTACCAGACCTAAAAGGAGTATGTATATATTCACCATCAATCTCTACTTTATACCTACCTTTCTTTGTTTTATTTGGACAGTCTATATGACAGTAACTAGTACTTGGATCAACCTCAAGTTGAACCCAATTACCATATTGATATACAACATGTTTAGATTCTCTTTTAATTTGGACCCTATAGTTATCTACACATCCAAGAGATTCTCTATCTAAAGATGCTTCATATATAATATCTTGGTCTACATTATTATCAAAAGGATTTGTAAGTGTTACATTTTGTGTATTTGTAGCTTCTAACGCACATACATAAAACATCTTCTCAAAATCAAGAGGTAATTTAGCTTTATACTCATTTACAGGAATTGCTATTTCTCTTATCTCTCTAATATTTAAACCAAGTTTATCATTACAATACATTACTGATTTGATGAGGTTTCCATCATCAATTAATCCTTCAAGATCAAATTTCTTAAAGTCATTTTTAACAATGGCTATAAGCTCCTGAATAGGTTTATGATCTATTGTTTTATTATTTACCATTATAGCTTACGGTTTGCATTTTTATCAATTTGTTGGTCTTCAGGTATCTGTTTTAATGGAACAAGTAACTGAAGTGCTTTTGCATACATTTCTGCTTCAACCCAATCTGGTATTAAAAACTCAGTTTCAAGAAATTGTATACACTCATTCTCATTAGTATCACAATCCTCACATTTAATATCCATTAATCTAACGTCATCTACTGCAAATACTCTTATATTTACCTTGTGAGGATTAAATTCTGGAAACCATAAATAACCATTTTCATAAAAAACATACTTTGTAGGTTGTAATTTATGATAAGGATCTTGTCTTTTGGACTGCCATGTTCTATAGTTTGTTATAAAAAAGTTTGTTGTGTTGTCTACAGAGGTAACTGAGAATATTGCTGGACCATTTGCAGTTTGCCACATTTCAGGCAATTGATGCTTAGTCCTATATATTTTACAATTAACTGTTACTGGACAACACTCTTCAATAGTTGAAGATGGAACTATATCCCAACAAGATAAAGTTTGTAAAAACTTTGGATTTTTATGAACATTTCCATTATTTATTTCTCTTTTTATCAACCATTTTGCTTGGTCGAAAAGTACATTATATAAATACTGATTGGTGTAATTAGTATCTATATTTCGTTCCTTTAACATTTGTCTAAAGGTATCAATATGTTTTCTTTTTGTACTCATTTTTATATTTTTTGTCTCCAGACACTTTTTCCACCAGTTGTAATTCTTGACATTCTTATCATATGAGGGTTTTCATCAGTATGAGCTTTTGCCATAGTATTCATTTTTCTGAATGGGTCAAAAGCATAAAACTGTAAAATCTTATTAAACTTTACAGCCCACCTTCTTTCCCATTTAATAACCCCAATTTTTCCTTTTGTATTCAGGTTTACAAAATTATTTTCTTCACCTGTTTCAGAGAATGTATTATGTCCAGTTGCCTTAAATTTATAAGGTAAATATTGGTATTTTAACTCCCCTAAATAAGAACCAAGTTTTACTCCAAGTGGGTTTGTAATAACCTCACTATGAAGGGTTTCTGTTAACTCTTTCCATCTCTGTAAGAAATCTGAATAATTCAGATCTTTATGTTCTGGATATTCTTTTATAAATTCTTCAAAATTCTCCTTACATACTATGTTTATAGAGAATTCTTTTTTTCCTGTTCTTTTCATCCTAAATATTAAAATTTCCTAGTATAATATAGTGATTTTTAGTGTATAATCAAAATTAATTTGATATATTAAAAATCCCTCACTTCAGAGGGATCTTATATTTAAACTTTTTAATAGGTGAGTAACTTTGTAATTCATTATAAACTAGTTCTAAAAGATTTACATCCTGTTTACAATAATCTATCATTTTTTTCATAGATACTTTACAATTCTTTAGTACAATATTTTTCCATAAATCTGGTTCAGTTTTAATTTTTTCACCAAGACCTAGGAATTGTCCCATATAATCAAGTTTATTTGAATTAAATTTAAAACCTGCTCTTGCCATTTTTAAAGTATCTATAGAGTTAAACTTTGGAGAGAGTTCAATTCTATGATATAAACATCTAGTTCTCAACCATTTAATATCAAAAGAATCTCCATTTTGAGTAACTGTTTCATCTGCAGAATCTATGATTTTAGCAAATTTTACTAACATTTCATAATCATCTCCATCTTTCCATTGTAAAGATTCTACTTTATCAGAATCTGACCATTTCCAACAAATACATATGACCGCCCTTTCTTGTATAATATTTTCATGTGAAAGTTTTATATCTGAACCAATTCTCCAAGAAGTTACAATATTTGGACTAACCTCTATGTCAAAGAATAGTTTTCTTTTAGGTCTTTCTCTTTCTTTATGTATTAAATTGTAGGTTTCTAATAAGGCAAGATCTGATGTAGAATGAATAATTTTATCAGCTTCTCTAAGCTCAGATTGAACACTTTTTACAAGTTCTAGTTCTTTTTGTGCTTCTTTTATAGTTTTAGCAGTAGTTTTTGGAAGACTTTTCCAAATTGCCTCTAATGTAACATGTGGAGATTTTTTAAGATACCCCTTACGAACCAAAATAAATTTTTCTATTTCCTTTTTACTTATCATATAATTTTTTTATTATTTTCCAATCAAATCCTTTATAAGACTTTCTCTTGCCCTGTATATAATTTCTAGCAGCAGAAGGATAATAACCATTCTTCTTGGCTTCTTCAAAACTCCAGGTATTTAAAATTTTACCAGTACTTTTACATATTTGTTGAATAAGTTTTTTATTTTTTTCAGATCTTTTAGAGATCATAGATTGAGGCTGTTTTTTATTTTTCCAATAGCAATTTCTTTTTAATGAATATGATATTTTCTCTTTATGATCTTCAGAAAATTTTTTACCTTTATTTGAAATATTTGGAACTGGTAATTCTAATGGAATAGCCATATTATAACCTTTATCTTTTAAATGCGAAGAGTATAATTTAATAAAGAAATTTTCTAATATTACTGTATGTTCTTCTTTACATATTGCCAATATTTCAAATGTAAAGAAATTCTCGCCATATTTATTAAATGACAACTGAAGATGTGTATTGAAATGAATATTATTTTTTAATTTTAAAAAATGGGACCTTTTTCTACTATATAATGTTTTTGTAGTACTACCGATATATACCTTATTATTTTTTAAGTTTGTAATTTTATAAACTCCACATCTTTTTAAATCTGAATCTATCATAATACAAAATTATGAAAAAGTATTCATATAAAAAAATAATTTTTTACATTAATTATTGAAGTAAACAATATTTAATCATTAGATGATAAAAAGAAAAAGTGGGATAGGGAGTACTCGAAACTCACGAGCCTACGTTTTACAGACGTTGCTAAGTGCCCTGCTTTCTATCCCATTGATTATGAGGAGAGTACAAGATTCGAACTCTTGCGACTTTTACATCTTCTGTTTAGCAAACAGAACAGTTTACCAATTCCTGCAACTCTCCATTTGAGGCAAGGGTGGGATTCGAACCCACGGGACTTTTACATCACACAGGCTTTCAAAGCGAGGCTCTTATGACCACTTGAGCACCTTACCATTGTAGTCTAGGTGAGATTCGAACTCACAAACATAAAATTTTAAGTTTTATAGCTTTCCCAGTTAGCTTACTAGACCATTTGTAGGGATGGAGAGATTCAAACTCTCACGCCAGTTTATTAACACTAGATCCTAAGTCTAGGGTGTCTATCAATTCCACCACATCCCCAAAAAGAAAAACCCCACCAAAATTGGCAGGGTTTTATTGTAAACAATATAATTATTTTTAAACAATATAATCCCTGCTCTTACTTTGTAAGAGATACGATAAGGAACTATATAGTTTGTTATTTTTCATGATGCAAATATAGTATAATAATTTACAAAAACCAAATTTATTTTAAACATCTATTAAAAATCCCTGATTATTATAACTTATAGTCTGAGAGTATTTTATATTTCCATAACTATCTACTACTTTAATTCTAAAAGTATTAATGGTTAAACTTAATTTGATATCCCTACAGTTAGATGCTGTAGTACTATAACCACCAGGAATAGTGTAAATAGTTGTAAATACATTATTTGTCATTCTTTCAATATATTTTACTACAGGTACATTTGTATTTATATTCCAACAAATATTTGAAACTCTTCTTCTTGGTAATGTTCCTGATAAAGAAATAGTTCCTTGAATAGGTTCATTTATAGTTGTAGTCGTAGTTGTACTAGAACTTGTAGTTGTAGTTGTTGAACTAGTGGTAGTTGTACTACTTGTTGATGTTGTTGATGTACTTGAAGTAGTAGTTGTTGTAGTAGGAACTAAAGTTGTAGTTGTAGTTGTACTTGTACTTGAAGTAGAAGTTGTACTTGTACTACTTGTACTTGAAGTAGAACTTGTAGTAGTTGTTGTACCAGCAACATATTCTAAAATACCTATTTCAGGAGGATTACTAACAGCAACACCTGCAAAATCTACAGAGTACCCCACATTTGTTCCTGCATTTATTAATACACTGCCAACTAAAGGAGAGAAGTTCCAATCTTTTGCATTTCCTGAAGTTGAGGTCCAAAAGTTAGCACTTGTTACAATCTCACTAGGGTTTGCTGTAATATTTAATAATGAACCTGTTCCTGATGTATTTAATTTGTATACATTATTTTCATGAATAAGAGTAGTATTATTCCACTGTGCTCTATAGACATCTACAGTACCATATAATTGAAATATATTATTCTTTACAGTTAAAGTAGCTGCTGTAGTAGGAGTGCTCTTATATCCTATCATTGCATTACTTGATACTCTAAATGGTTGAGTTTCGACAATAACATTATTAAGTATACTTGTATTAATTACATTTGTAGCAAAAGTGCCTGAATTACTCACATACATAAAAGACCCATTATTTGTACATTTATTGTATGCTAATACAGTTCCGGTTACAGTACGTCCACCTGAACCACCAATTTCAATAACACCATTGCAATCATTAAAACTATTGTATGCTATAAGGTTATTACTACAATCTACATCAGCGTAAATATCTACTGCTCCACCATCATATTCATAATCATATGAATCTGCCCAACACCCTTCAAATATATTATTTGTAATAATATTATTAGAAGAAGATATAATTACACCATTAGCACCATAGTCATCATCATTTCCGGGAGGCGGACCATCTTTGGTGTTTTTAATCATCCTCATATTCTGTACTGTAGAATATGTAAAAGTTGTATTATCACCAGTAGTATACAACGCACAACCAGTTCTATCAAAATTACATCTTGTAATAGTAATATTAGTAGATGAATCTGGAACAATAGCTCTTTGAATTTTTGCCTGTATTGTTCTATCTACTGCAGATATAGACTCATCTACTATAGTCCAGTCTTGCAGTGTAATATATGATCTATTATACATAGATATAAGAACATTAATAGATGCACCTGTACCTAATAATTTAGGTTGTGCCCCTGTTCCATATGCACCAAAAATAATTCTTGCTGATGAATTACCAGATCTTGTTATATTTAGAGTTCCTGAATAACTCTGTCCTCTTTTTAATAAGACTTGGTCTCCAGGTTGAAGTAAACTCATATTTGAATTTACATTTGATAGAGACTTCCAAGGTGTATTTATACCACCATTAGATGTTGAACCAGTGTAACTGGAATCTACGTAATATATTGCCATTTTTATACTTTTATTATAATATACTAAATATTTCTGATATTACCAAACACACCTCCGTTTATCCCTGCAAGTAGGGTTTCTATCTTCAAGCATTTAGATAGACTCATCTAACCTAAAACTCCCGTGTCCCTGTGCCTCATCTTTTCACCATGTAGGCTGTTGATTATGAGGACTTTATATTTTCACGGAGGAATGTATTTTAGCCTACTTGGTTTTTTCTTGCAGGTACAAGTTGTCACGGATAGACATTGCTTGATATTTATACATCCTATCGTATGAATTAGTTACTTTCATACTAGTTTTAATAGATAACTTTTATTGTGCTAAAGGATAAAAGTTGGAAAAAACCTTTTGGCAAAAATAAGGGATATTAGTCAAAATAAAAAATCCTTCTATTTCTAGAAGGACTTTCTATTCCGTGACAATGATGCCTATAAAAACCAAGGCAAAAATACAACTTTTCTTTTTTCTTCCAAAATTTATTTTGTGGAGATGAAGATAATCGAAATCTTCTCAAATAGTTTGCAAAACTACTTCGCCAGCCTTGGAACATGCACCCCCTTAGTTGACTTGGTGAGTAACGATCTCACTACCTTTACATTATCAGTGTAACGCTCTACCATTTGAGCTACAAGTCATTATTAATTATTTGAAAATGTATCTCTGCATGACAATTTTTACACACTAAAATACATTTATCTAATTCAGACTTTAAGTTTTGAAAACTTTTAGTTCCACCACTTATAGTATAATCTTTTTTATTAGGATCAATATGATGAAATTCTAAAGCAGCAAGACATTTATTATATCCACATTTACAACATTTCCCTCCTTTATATTCTACACATTGTTCTTTTACTTTTAACCTATAGCCTTTTTTTCTTTTGTCAGCTTTTTGTTTAATTTGAAGTTTTGTAAGTTTTCTTGCTTTTAATTTTTTACCTAATAATTGTCTTGATACTTTAAATTTATCAGCAACACCTTTAAAAGATAATCCTTGATCATAAGCATCCTGATATATTTTTAATAATTCAGGTGTATATTTATCAACTTTGTTAATAAATTTTGAACAATGATAACTTACTGTTGATTTAGAGCATCTTAACTGTTTAGATATTTCAGCAGAACTAAATCCTTTATGAAAAAGTTCCAAAATTTTTGTCTTTTTAACCATTATTGTATACTTTATATATACAATATAAGATAAAAGTTCGAATTTATCAAATTTATTTTGTACTGATGATTAGATTCGAACTAATGTGTAACCAACTACCTTTTCAACTGGATATAAGCCAGAGAGGATACATCAGCATGTCGCCTATCACGGATTCGAACCGAGGATCTTTCCTTAGACAGAGGAACAGGGACGACCAACTCCCCTAATAGGCGTTAGTACCATGTATGGGATTCGAACCCATGAATAACACCGTGAAAGAGTGTTGACCTAGACCGCTAGTCAAACATGGCATGTGCAGTAGACAAGACTCGAACTTGCAAACCTCCGACTTGGAAGGACGGCATTCTACCAATTGAACTACTACTGCAGGTTTAGGTTTTTGTACGCCCGATAGAACCTATTAACTATGTGTACTTTACGATTACACTCTTCATTTGAGCTTGAATCAGAGGCTTAAGAGGGACTACGACACTGTGTACATCAGTAACACTTATTTATATACAGAAGGGTGTCTTATGACGTGATCTGCAGCCTTACATGCTATCATTTCTCCAGTTTTAAAAGTTGAGTTTGCATAACCTTTAAACGCAGAAACTAATTTAGAACTTATAGTTTTCTTTGCATCTGCAAAATCAAATTCCAAAGCTTTAACAGCAATAGGGATATCTTGAGTCAAAGTATCATGTATTTCAAGAGTTCTTAATCCTTCTCCATATAATCTTGTAAATTGACTAAAATCTTTTATTCTTGATACAACTTCTTTTAAGTAAATAAAATGAGCACCTCTTCTTCCATATCTATAAGCTATACAAGTTACATAAACGGTATCTTGTCCCCAGTCTTGACTATCTGTTCCGATAGATATTTCTAGATGATTGAATTTTTCAATCTGATCTAGCGTATGTTCGATGATATTTACTATTTTACCATCTTGTGTCCGAAAATATTTTTCCATATTGCAAAGATAGTAATTTTTCTGTTGCGAGGGGGAGATTCGAACTCCCGACTAAAAGGGTATGAGCCTTTTCTGCTACCGCTGCATTACCTCACATTATGAGGGAAGTAAGGGTGACGATCCCTTCACCTAATGATTAACAGTCATTTGCTCTACCAACATGAGCTAACTTCCCACATCTCCTTTTTTAACTCCACGGGGAAAGGTAACCCACCTGTATCCTTGGTAAGAATCGAACTTACAACTTTTTGCTTAGAAGGCAAATACTCTATCCGTTGAGTTACAAGGACTTGTGTAGAGGATAGGAATTCCGAGATCCTGACTTCTTGTTTGTAATACAAGCACTCTGCCAACTGAGTTAATCCTCTATATGTCTCCCCTGAGGGACTCGAACCCACGACTCGTAAATTAAAAGTTTACTACTCTAGCCAACTGAGTTAAGAGGAGAAATAAAAAAGCCCTTCTTTTTGGGAAGGGCTTGTGTATTTTATTTTCTTAACTCTCACTTACAGAAAGACAACACAAACCCTATTGAGTTTCTATCCTCAATATTACCTTTCACCATCGCTATGATATTTAAAGATTGCATTTGTGAATGTCTATAACTTTTAATTAGTGCAAATATACAATGTATTTTTTAAAAATCCAAATTTATTTTTTTGTTCTAAAAAAATATTTTCCGTTTTCTGCTTTTTCTATTTTCTTATGAACTTTTCTTAGTATTCTAGGGACCTTTTTGCCTATATATACTCTTCTAGTCCCAAGAGTTATTTGTTCTAATGACTCTTGAAACATTATATAACCACCAACTCCAGTATAAAGTGTGATATTTCTCATACTACAAAGATATATATTTTTGACCACTTTATCTGATTCGAACAGATAATTTTTGATCCGTAGTCAAAGGTTATTTCCAGTTTAACTAAAAGTGGTTTACAGGGTGATTAAAGGGACTCGAACCCTCACATAATACAGCCACAATGTACCGCTCTACCATTAAGCTATAACCACCAGATCCAATACTAGGGTTCGAACCTAGAATCTACTGAATCAAAGTCAGTCGGGTTACCAATTACCCCATATTGGAATTTTTCTTCATCCAGTATCCTGCACCTCGTACCCTAATCGAAAAGGTTCCAAGAGGTTTGGAAGCTCTTGTGCTACCATTACACCAACGAGGTATCTGTGGTAACTCTCAGGTTCGAACTGAGTTAGTCTGTTCTTCAAACAGATGCATTGACCAACAATTGCTTAGTTACCTTTTAGATCCTCCTGAGTTACTCGAAAACTCTCTATTTCTGCTTACAAGGCAGACGCAGCACCATATCTGCATAGGAGGCATTTAGAGTCCATAGTTGGATTTGAACCAACGGTTTTACAATTTTGCAGATTGTTGCTTTTGACCTCTCAGCCATATGGACCTATGTGGCAATGAATGGATTCGAACCATCTATTTTATAACTTAGTCGCTTAAATTATTCAATCTTTTGTGTCAGGTAGACAGAGGACGATTCTGCATGATGTCCACATCCCAAATGTGGCGGCTTACCAATTAGCCCACTACCTGTTTTATGCTTTATTGTATGACAATTACAACAAAGTAGTTGTAAGTTATCAAGATTATTATTTTTTCTATTTCTATCTTTATGATGAACTTCTAAAGCTAAAGGGTTATCAAAATTACATTCCTCACATTTTAATTCCTTCATTGATTTTATCTTTATCCATCTATAACTACCTATACCAGTTTTATATTGAGGATGATTTTCCCATTTTTTAAAAAGAGTATTGTTTTTTATAGTCGAACACTTTTTACTACAATATAAATTTCCTGTTTTAGACCTTTTAATTCTACTAGGAGTAACTATCAAATCTTTACCACAATTTGCACATTTATAATTATATTCTTTTGCTTTTCCTATATGCTTACATTCATTTGAACAATAAATTTTCCAATCTTTTTTGATACTAAAATTTATATATTTCTCTTCCTTTTCAAATTTAGATTTACAAACAGGACATATTAAACTTACTTTCATACTACTAATATAGTAAAAAGTTTTCGAACTTCCAAATTTATTTTTATCCCAAAGCTAGTGGGAAAAACCTGACTTCCCTACATCGCCATAAAATAAAAAACCCTCATGTTATTGAGGGTTTGTGTATGAATCGGAAAAAATAAAAGCTTACTTTTTAATACATATACATAGACCCTCGCAGATGCCAAATGGACACTGGGTTGTGGGTTGCCATGTATGTGTAAAGTTATTTTTCATAAAATTAAGTCTTTGATCTTATCAAAATTTTTACCTATAAAAAATCCTAAAAGGATTCCAAATATAAACCACATATTTTTATTTTTTAGGTTTGGGTTTAGGTTTTCCACAGCCACAAGCCATAGTAATCTGTTTTGGAATACAAATATACGAAATGTTTTTATATTTTCCAAATTTATTTTAAAAAAAGACCCTTGAGAACAAGGGTCAAAACTTTTTACAGAAACCAAGAAAACTGCAAGTTTATTATATGTTAGGATGAATTATTACTCCTTCAAAATTTACTACAATTTGTTTTGATGTAGCATTTATAAAAGCTGATTGGAATTCTAAGATAAGATTTGTTCCATTCTTTCTTACAATATAACCATATTGTTGAGTTATTTGATCTCCAGTTCCAGGTTGGTCTATATAGTTAATAGATTTTAGGTCTGCTGTACCAAGAAGTTCCGCTGCAGAAACACCACATCCAGTTGCTAAAGCAGTTATTGTAGAAATATTTCCTACAGTAACAGTTCTTTTTCTAGTTCCAGCAAGATCACTATATGCTCCAAAATTTACAGTATATGTTGCAGAACCTTTAAATTCTATAGTTCCATCAAATCTTACTCTATATTTAGGAGTACCAGATACATAAACTACATTTGCATTTCCTGTAGCTGTTAATGTAACATCTCTCCAAACTCCATCAAAGCACTTTCTTGTTGCTGTAATAGAAGGATTAATTGATACTATAAATGGATCTGTTGCAGGACCTGTACCTGTTACAGTGACTCCTGTACCACCTTGTACATACATATTTATAGTAGGGGTTGGAGGAATTGCTCTTAATTTTCCATCTGTACCTATTTCAAGATAGTTTCCACTATCGGCTGAAATAAGTGAAGCTGGAGCTACATTAAATCTTATTTTTTCATTTAATCCAGGATTCAAGACTGTTTTAGTCATGAAGTTTCCTACTAATAATTTGTTATTTAGATAATCTGCAGTATCATCTGATGATGAAACTTTTGCATATATATCTGAACCACTTGGTGGAGTAGGAATATCAAGATTTGCAATAAGAGTATCAAGAGCTTCTAAAACTTGAAGCCCATTCATATCATTTGTAATACCAAGAGCTGAATGAACACCAGGAAGTGTTATGCACTCAAAAGTAGTTGGGTTTAAACAACCACAATTATCATAGCTATTTTCAGAACAAGGATTACAAGGTGTATTTTCTAAACAAGACATATTTAAAATATTTTAAAAAGTTATTAAGGTGCTACAGTAGTAGTCGTTGTTGTACTAGTTGTAGTAGTCGTTGTTGTTATTATTGGTGAACATGTACTAAATATAGTATGATTTATAGGAGGATATGAAATAAGTTCTCCAACTATATATAAATTCGAATCATCTACAATATCACTATAACCTAACTTTAGCATTGTAGTTGTAACTAAAGGTACTATATCAACAACAAGTTCATGTATTACTTTATTAGAATCCGATACAGTTCTATATGTAACAGCACTTATATCTGAATCATTTAGATCATTAATAGCATTACCTATTTTTTTTGAACTATCGAAAGGAAAATATTTGTCAACAAAATTTTTCTCAGTAGAATCTAATAATACTGATTTTATTTTTATTATAGGGTAACTAGTATTTTCTAGTTTTTCCCACGTATATTTATAGTATGCCATTTTTTTAATTTATTATTGATCATAACAAGAGCAAGCATTTACAAAATTGGTATATCCTCCTCCTCCTAAATACTGAGTTAACATTTGATCTGCTGTTAATATTGGAATAATAATTGGTACATTAGGAGCACTTCCGTCTTGATCACCATAAGCTTTAAAAATTAAATTTTGTGCAATAGAAGGAAAAGTTTTAAAACATATCATTATAACCATTGCAGCATCTCCTGAATTTGGAATTTCATCCGCATAACCTGACCAATCACTAAATGCTCCTAGTATTCCCATTTCATTTAATGCATTTTGTAGTTGAGTAATAGATGAAGTAGGAATACAACCTGAACAATTATAAAAACTAATAGGAGTACTAAATATAATAGTATTTCCATTTAAAGTTGCCTCAGTTATATAAACATCATTATATGCAGCATCTCCACCATCAGATATAGACTCTTGTATTTGTATAGAGTAACATTGAATCTCTTCAAGATTAAACTCTTCATCACAAGAAGAAACAATTGCTGTTTCATTAGTTGATCCAATAAGCTCAGCTCCAGGAGGTAAAACAAAAGTTTCTCCTTGTTGTAAAGTAACTGATTTATATATACATTTTGTTCCTGTTGCCATAATTATACGTTTGAAATACAAGTTTTATAAATAATAGTAACATCTTCAGTAGCAGTAATAGTACAATAAGCACAACCTGGTCTCTTAACTGTTTGTGAAAGACATTTATCACAAGTAATAGAACCATTCGTAATCTTAGCATCTATAGATATTACTAAGTCATCCAGATTTGATAAAGTAAGAATAGGTATCTCTACTTCAGTTCCGTTATAGAACATATCTGGAATATCTAGATTATAAGTAATTTGACCATTTTGAGCATCAGATATAGTAACCATTGATCCAGCATCTGTAAACCCAAGAGGTATATAAGTTCCTGAACCTGAGGTAAATGTGATAATAATACCATCTCTATCCTCATTGTATCTTGTTGAGAAACCAAGCTCAATATCTTTACATGATACCTGACAACAAGTTTCTTCAATAGATTTGACTCTTGCTGTTAAGTTACCAAATGCAATAAGCAAGTTATTCATTACATCTGCAAAAGAATTCCTTACATTTGCAGGAATCCATGCACCAGGATTTACAGCAGAATAGTCAGTGTCAAAGTCTGTTGGAACTTGTCCAAGAGCTGTTTGCATTTCTGCAACTGAACCATAAAGATCTCTAAAATCACAAAAAGCATCAGCAATATTCTTTACTTGAGTTGAGGTAGGTTTTACACCTGCATCTACACAAGTTGCAAAAGAAAGTTCTTCAACTTGACTTGTGTTATTAAGAGTATCAATTTGTGACTGTAAATCTATAACTTTACCTTCTAAAGTTTCTATTCTTGTTTTGTGCTCACATACAATATTAATAAGTAATTGATCAAATTGATCTCTATTTAACTGTAGAGAGTTTCCAAGATTGTCAAAATCAGCATAACATTTTAAGTTTGCTGATACTACTCCAGACCTATTTATTTCGTTAATTCTTTCTTCAAGAATCTTTATAAAATCAAATAAACATATTTGATTCTGTTTTATTATATTTAGTACTGATATTAGAGTTACTTGAGTAGGTGCTTTTTGATTGCATATATCTAACAGAGAGTCTATATCAAATGATGATAAGTCATCACCTGCAATATCCTCTAGTTTAGTTACTATTTCCCAAATAACATTATTAATGGACTGACCATTACATATTCCAAGATAATCAATATCTCCACCATTCCATATAGTACAAGAAGATTGTGTTTCTATACAATTATCTGTATTACAATTATTTACTTTCTTCATTTTTAATTATTTGAGGGACAATCATCTACAATTGAACATGGATAAATTCCACCTAATACTTGTGCCTGATTTGCTGGTGTCAGACAATATGGACTTACAGAACCTTCTTGAGCACACATTGTTATAACTGAAGGGTTAGCTTTTCCTCCTCCTATTGGAGATGTCTGAGGTGTTCCATCACAATCAATCCAATCCACATTACATTCACCTTCTAATATTTCAACTTGATAACAATAACAGGTTGCTTGGATAGGAGCTTCTGTTGATGTAGTTGTAGGGAAAACTATATCATCATAACATTCAATTGGTTCTGAAAAAGTTACACATTTATCAGACTCTCTAATAGAAAACAATATATCAATAAGCTTTTGTTTAGAAGAGTATGATTCAAATTTCTTTGAAAAACATGTTTCGACAAAATACTTATCATTTAATAATTGCTCAAATTTTAGTTTAGCAAAAGATGCTTTAGCATTTACACTCATTTGAATATTGTTCTAATAAAGATTTTGCAAAATCATACAACTCTTTACCTTTTACTTTATCTAAAGATTCTTCAACTTTCCACTTTGCAGCAAGAGCAAACTCCTCAATATCTCTGAGTTTATCTCTATTAGCAATATATTCCTTTTGGGAAAGTTTGCAAGTATTATCTATAAGTTTATCTTTTTCGGTATTAATTTTATTAATTAATTCAACAATTCTAAAATGATAGTAGTGTTGAACACTATAAATATTTGGTTTTATAGATTGTTTTATTTCATAAATACCATCTGGTAAGTCCATTAGGTCTTCAGCTTTATTTACCTTTTTATACTGTAAATTAGATGCATTTAAGACTAATGAGAAATTCTTACTTACATGAAAAGTATACCAGTTTGTTTTATTTACTGGTAGAACCTCAATTAAGTAATTTTCTACTGTTTGATTATTATAATAAAAAGAGGTATCAAATAACCTCATAACCTTTGGATTATTACTATTTGAAACCTCTAAAGATAATTCTGTTGTAATCACACTATAAGATAATGAAAATTTTCTAAAAATTAAAATAATTCTGGATGTTAAAAAGAAAAAGGCGGCAGACTTTTAACTGCCTACCGCCTTTATATTAGTTCTTCTTAAGTTTAGGAATTAATGTGCATTTTAACACCAGATTTTGCAGTAAGAGTATCAATTACTTGAGCCTCAAACTTCTGAGCTGCAGGGTCACCTTCTTTGAAAGCAAATACTGCTGTAAATTTCTCTTGTTCGCCTTTTCTAAAGCTAGCTCCATAAGAGGCTTTGAAAGTTACATAGTAAAGATTATAGAAAGCTTTTCTGTCAACCATAGAAAGAAGATTTTGGTCAAATGCTTCTCTCATTCTGGTATCTACTGAGAACTGTTGCATATGCTTAAGATAAGCGTCAGTTTTCATAATTACTTCCCTTACAACATACTCACCTGACTGTCTAGCAATTTGCCCAACTTTAGCCTGATGAACTGTAGGTAATGTTGCGTAATCGCAAGCACTTCCACTTTCAGTAAGTAAAGAAAGTTCCATTTTAACTGGCATTGTCTCATAGTAATCCTGAGGAGTAAAGCTAGCATCACCAAACTTAGGATCAACATATCCTGCAGTTATTCTGATACCAGTTTTTCTTGAAGCATTTTCAACAATTGTCTCAGGAACTACAACCCATGACCTTCCTTCAAAAGCAGGAAGAGTATCATAAGTAAAGCTTACATTATTAGTAAGACAATCTTCATCAAGACAATCTTCTGAATCTTGTTGAACAGTGTAATCATCTACACAACCAACACCTGCAATCTTAGTTAATGTACCAATTTGAATTCCTTGAACATCTGCTAAAATAGATGTAAGATCATCAATTCTATCTCCATCTGCATCACAGTCTGGTCTATTTAGAGCATTAATTCTAAGTGTTCTTTGTGAACTAATACCAGTACCTGATAATTCCCAAGCTATTGGTGTTGGTGCAGCAAAACTACACTCAGCACCTACACTATGTGAGAAATCTACACTATCAGCAAGTAATGTTGTAACTACTGCATCAGTTGGAACTGAAAGCTTTACTAAAGCTGTTGCTCCATTTTGACTTATAAATGTAGAACTGATAACTGGAGTTAAGGTATGAGCTGCTCCAACACCATCTGCAATAGCAATTGCAGTACCTGCAAGAGCATTAGCTGCTGTAGTAGCTAGCTTAATTGTATTTGCAGAAGCATTGATAACGTAGTAATCAGTAGCTGTAGTTAAACCTACAACACTTGTACCTCCACCATTTGCATAAGTTACTCTTTCACCTGTAACAAATTTATGAGCTGTTACTGTGATTGCATCACTTGCTGCTACAACTTCCACATCAGTTGCACCATTAAAGGTAACTGCAGGGAAGTAAGCTGTAGCAATACTTGCTGCATATGTAGCTTTAGCATTATCAGTACTTAAGTCTGTTGAAGGTGTAATAGCACGACTCACATAGTAGATATCTTTACCAACTGATAAAGTAGATCCTGCTGGACACTCACCACAAACTGCTAATGAAACAGAACCAGATTGTGCAAAATCAGCAGGAGCACTCAATGAGTCTTTTTGACAGAATTCATAGCAAGATGTAGAACCACTTCTGCTAATTCTTTTAATGTCTTTTCCTGGGAATTGAGCTTTAACAGCATTAAGAGCTACAGAATCTCCATTGTCACAAACACAAAGTTTGTATTTTTCCATATTAGGAGTAGCTGCAGTATATGGATCTACTACTAATTTAGCTCTTACACCAAATTTTCTAAGTTCAGTATGATTGTTGATTAGATCAATTACCTTTTGAGTATGCTCTAATGAATCAACAATTGGGTCTGGACAATCACCTTCTGCACAAGGAGCTACGCAACTTGGGTCAGGAGTATAAGAAACTACATAGGTCTTTGGACCAGCGTAGTATCTATAAGTAGGTTGTCCATGAAAATAGAACTGCATTTTGAAAGCCTTACCTTCTTCGAATTTAAGACCTACAGAAGAAGCAGCACCATTGTAACCAATTACCCACTCTTCATTTTGGATTTTATGAGGGAGTGATAAATACATGTTCTCCACGTCTTTCCCTCTAAAGAAAGGAGATTTGTGTGTTTCAGAAACAGCTCCACCAAACCAGTCTTTACCACCAATATTACCTTGGGCAAAGAAGAATTCTGTACCATTTCCTACACCTGTAGCAACATTAAAGTTAGCTCTATCAAAAAGACCAACTTGTCCTGCTGGAAGATCTGATGAGTGACCTGAAGTGGCAACCCCACCATTTACCACGTAAAACGGTACGTGATAGCTAAAATTTTCCATAAAAATTTTTGTTTAGTTTATTAAAAAATTAATTGTTTACTTCTATTCTTTCTTGACTAAGAGTTTTTTGATTTGCACTTTCTATATCAGAAGCTATTATTTTAACTGCTTCATCTACAAGAATTTCACATACATCATCTTTAAACTCAACTACTTCATCAAGATTTTTAAAACTGTAAGTTTTTGGTTTTCTATAATACGTCAAACTTACTTTATCTATATTAAAATCATTGTTATGATAAACTCTGATTTTATTACCTATTAATGTGTGGAAAGTCTCTTCAAAATTAAAAGAAGGCATTGTAATCCAAACATCAACATTTGCTTCTTCTTTTAGGTATGATAAGATATTTCTACCTTTTGGACATCTACTTGTTGAAACTAATGGACTAAGTCTTTTAAAATATAAATAGTCTGCTGGTAACTTCTCAGTTTCTACATATAAACCTTTATTCCTAAAGGATAAATTTTCTGACTTTAAAAGAACTTGTAAGTCATCAACTCTCATGGCAGTTTCTTCATCGCCTTCTTGAGTTTGATTCTTACCGTGAATTTGTCTACGAACCCATTCGCTTATTGCTTTTGAAAAAGCTTCTTTCTTGTGATAATTCCAAATGTTATCGTAGTCACCACTTGCAGCCTTATTTAGTCTCGAATCTATTTTTGCAGACACCTGTGATATTGTCATTATTCTTTCCATTTAGCTTCTACAAGATCTCTCAACGCTTCAAGATCCTGAGAATTTTTAGTTTTAACTATTTCCTGAATTGCCTCATCAATAGTATTTCCTAAAACTGTACCAGCATGGGTAACATACTTTTTCTCTTTTTGCTTAATGAATCCAAAGTATTCACCTGCTTTAATATAAGCCTCTGCATAAAGAAGAGGTCTTGTTTGTTTACCTTTCCACTTTTCTGCATATTCAAGAAAAGTTTTTGGCATATTTCTTTTTTTCTTAGTAACTAGTTTTCCATCAATATAGTTAATATGATATTTAACCAGTTCTTTATAAGATGTAGATCTTAAATGAGCACCATAAGCACTAGTGTCATATTGTAAACACCAAGCTAAAATGAATAATGCTTCTGGATCTGAATTCTTTCTAAGTTCAGTAAGAGCTGCGTGAGCCTCACTTTTAGTTACATCTGTATCAACTTCTTCATCGAACTTATCTGTCTCAAGTGCAATATAATGCGGTATCTGATGTTGTTCAGCCCATTCTTTTGTAGGAGCAATAAGTTCCCCAAAAGCACCACTTATAAAACTTAAGTAGGCAAGTGCATGAATAGGATCTTTTGTATCTAAAAAGATGTCCATGTCATGATTTGTCAAAGAAACTCTACTAACGTCCCTTCTTTGTCCCCAAAAGTATTTATTACTTGGATCTAATGTTTCAGAACCTCCGTAATAATCTTCAATGGTAGGTTTTAATTCCTTTAGCTGTTTCAAGATTTCTTCTTTCTCAGCTTCTGTAAACCATTTGTAGTAAGGAACTTTTGTTTCATCCAAACCTGTTACAAATCTTAAAATTGGATTCCTTTCTTTGTCTTCTCCAACTTTTGTTGCAGTTCTCTCTGAAACTCTATAAAAAGGTTCAGATGTTCCTGAGAATCTAACAATGTCATTTCCCTCTTTTGAGGCAGGTGCTTCTGTGCACCTAATTGCAAATCTTATACTCATTTTTTCTTGGTTTTTATTGTAAATTTGGTTGATTATCTAGTACCGCCACGTAGAGGCATTTACTTGGTACCAAGGAGTCTTTCGACTCCCGAAAAAATATTTAAAGAGCTGCAATACCAGTTCTAGGGTTCTTAGGTACAAGCTTTAACAATCTTGTAGGGTCTTTTACAATTGCTGTATCTGCTCTACTAGAGAATTTAACTTGGTAACCTGTAAGCTCATCAGAACCATTAACAACTGTCACATTATTACCTGCAACATTTGTAGTTTGTCTTAACAGAGGATGTGTTTCATCACCTGATTCAACGTGCATTTTGATTCTGTTAGCTGCTTGCTTTCTAACAATAAGGATGTTTTCTCTTGAAGTATTGTAATCTTCAATTAACATTGTATAAGAAGAAAGTCTATAACCAGTTGGTAATACTGGGTTTACAAATTCGTCAGCTTTTACTGGATCAAATCCTGGTTCCCATTCTACTTTAATGTAACCAATATTAGGAATTTGATACATTACAAATCTTGGAGCATTGTAAGTTAAGTTATTAGCTTGACCAGTAATAAATCCATGATCTGCATTTTGAACTTGTGCAGGAATTTGGAATCCTGATTTTAAGAACGCTTGATAAATAAGTTCAGAACCACCTCTACCTGTTTTAACAACATAGACATTCTGAGAAATTGATTCTCTTAATGGAACTTTACCATATTCAAAGTCCTTAATTGCATTGGTGATAGTATCAAGTGTAAATGTGTCAATTGAGTAGCTATGCTTGTAACCTGCAAGGTCTAATTGGAACCATACACCAGGAACAAGTCTTGTACTATCATAACCATCTCTTAAGATATTGATAAAATCAGACCAAATAAGAAGGTTATTATTTTGTTGCATCATCAGATTGATGGCAATATTGTCAAGAAGGTTTACAAAAGCCATGTGTCCAACACCTTTCTTTTTAGCTTCTTGTACTCTTTCCCAATACATCTTATAGCTTTCGCCATCTTTAAGGTCAATTACTTTATTATCAGCAATACCTTTTACTTGATAGAATTGGATAACTGCTTGTTCCATCATCTTAGCTTTCTGAGCATCAAACCTTGTATTCATATCAAGGTATTCAACACCACCAGAAGTCATTCTATATGATTGTTGCAGTCTAGCATTTGAAAGATAGTTCTTGTATTTAGCAAGTCCCATTGATTCTACTGACCAAGTTGATTTATAACTTGAGAAGTCGAGACCTCTAATGTCAGCCATTTTAAGGATTTGTCTTTGAGGTTGGAATTCAGCTTTAGTAATATACTTAACTCTTGAGTTAGTATTAAGAACTGCCCATACCTTAAAGTGTTCACCAACTTGCTCAATTGGTCTGTCAACAACTGTGAAAGAGATTGGAGAAGTCAAGTCAAATTTGAAGATAGAACCTCCTGAAAGATCTCTTTTTGAGACAACAAAAGGAATTTCTTCACCGTCCATACCAAACTTGTCTTTGTCAAGACCACCACTGATTAACCTTGTAGTAGCATCAGTTGCTGAAGGTAATTCAAAAGTATAGTACTCTGCGTCAGTGTAAATCACTTGAGCATTTTCTATAGCCATTGTTAAAAGTGGTGATTCTGTTCTTTGTTTAAGTGCCCAAAGATCAAGTACACCAAGGTCCAAGCTAGAAGCTGGAGCCATAGAGGTCACATAAGGAATATCAATATGGTTTCTAATACCAAAATCTTTTCCCTGACCCATGAAAATACCAGGTAAACCAAGTTTTCCTGCCATTTGATCAGATGCAAAATTATTCATAATTATTTTAATTTTAAAATTTATTTAGTCTTAAAACCAGAGTCAAATCTTCTTCTTTGTACTACTGGTTGTTGGTCATTTATCTCTTCTTCTGCACCAGAGCCTTGCATTTGACCACTTACTCTGAGTTTTCTTTCTAACTGTTGTGCATTTTTATTTACTGCATCAAGAGATAAATAATTTGTCAGTGCTTCTTCTTTTGCAATTAAGAGAGCTACTTTTGCTAGCAATTTGAAATCACCTTTTTCAAATAAGTTATCAATTGCATTGTAGATCTTATAACCACCTGTTTCTACAGAAGGAGCAGCGATTAAATCATAAACTACTGCCTTTTCTTCATTCTTCAGTTTTTGCTTTCCAAGGAAAGGAGATTCAATTGTTTCAATTGCTTTTTCCCTTATAGAAGATACCATTTGAATATAGTTATCTTGCTGGATTTTAGCTTCTTGCATTCTTTCCTGAAGATAAGCTGCTTCATCCTGAAGAATCATAGGTTTAAACTTTGTAGCAGTAGCTATAAGTTTATCTGTTGTTTTCAATGAGTCAATCTGATCTTCAATAATATCATCAGGTTCTCCTCTTTGTTGAAGTCTGATTCTTATTATTTTTTCAGCACCTTCGATATCTTTTTCGTCAATATCTTTTACTGAATTTATAGTTTTAACACCTTGAATAAAAGGTAAAACCTCTGAAGGATCATCAACCATCTCTGCATACTTAGCAACTGCTTGCCATGCTGGAGATTTAGATTGATACCATTGTTGCTCAGTTTCCTTATACTTTTGTTCCAGTTTAGTGTTTATCTGAATTTCAAAGAATTCATCCATTTCTTCTGGTGTCTTAGGAATAAAGAGTTTCTTCTCACCTTCAATTTCTTCCTCTATTTTTAAGAACTTACCTGTTTTTACCCTATCTTCAAAATAACCGACAGTATCTGTAAAGTTATATTTAGGTTTTCTTCCAGGTTTATTATCTGGCTCATCTGTTAAATCAGGAGCTACAGTTGTTGTTTCAGTCGTACTAGCTGTTGTTGTTTCAGTTGTACTTGCTTGTGTTATTTCTTCAGTTATTGAAGATGTCAAATCAGTATTTGGTTCATCCGTCCCTCTACCAAAACTTTTTTGTGATGAAGTTGCTAAATCGTTAAAAATGTCGGCAACTTGCTCATTTGTTAAATCTGTGACTTCCATAATCTTTCTTGGTTTTATAAATTGATAATAAACATTTTAAATTAATTTACCAAATATTTTTAGCTGTATTTCCGATTATAGTATAATATAGCTATTATCCTTTTTTCCTTGTGTTCTCTTTTGCTATTTTCAATTGAGTATCAGCAACATACTTCTTAGCTTCAGCATCAGCAAGAGCCTTTTCTCTCTGTGCAATAAGTTTTTCTCTTTCAATTTGACTCTTTTGAGAAAGCTCATCTTTCTTCATTTGTGCAGAAGTTTGTATGTCTTTTTCTTGTAAAGCTAGTTTTGCCATATTCTCCTGAGAATCAATCATTCCATTAGCATTGATGTCACTCTGTAAACCACCTGAAGCTCTTATTTGAGCAATCTCAATTTCTTTTTGACGATCAAGTTCTTTTTGTTGATTTTCATTTTGAATCTTTGCAAGTTCAAGTTCTTGAGCTTGTTGGAATTGCTGCTGTTGTTGTTGCATTTCTGCCTCTTGTTGTTCTCTTTGAATCTTAACTTGCTCAAGTTCACTTGTCTTAATAAGGTTAAGAATCGTAGGAACAGAATAACTTACAAGTGCTTCAAGTTTTGCTGAAGGAGCTATAGGTAATGTATTTTCTTGAATTAAGAAATCTGCCATTGTTTTTAATGCAGCCTTTACATTTGCCCTTGATTGTAAATGAATATTGTAATGAGGTAATAAGTTATCCATACCTTCAATTTCAAGCATGATTGTCTCATCCATATTGTTCATGTACACCTGCCTAGATGACTCTGTAAAGGTTGTATAGTATTGAGCAGCATCAAGCATTCTTTGTCTAACTCTTTCCATTACATTAGCATGTTGTTCAAAGTATTTCTCTGTTTGTATTTCAGAGTAGTTAATACCTTGATTTACAGAGTATGCTGTCTCTGAAGCCATTGATTTTCCTTGTCTTTGTCTTGTAATACCAACAATTTCTCCAGCTTCCATTTTAATCTCTTGAGCTAATCTAAAGTATAACTGAGCATCGGATACTGTAGAAAGTTGAAGTACTTGAGGTATAGCTGGTTGACCCATACCTTCAGCAGTTTCTCTGGATATCGTATAATCAAGAATTAAGGATTGTTCTAACTTATTTTCATAAGCTTCTATTGGGTCCATTCCATCATTTGAATCCATATTTGTTTGAGACATTCCTCTTCTATCAATAGCTACTTTTAATCCCTTGTCATCTAAAATCTTCTTAGGGACTTTATTCATAGCAATATTATAAAGTATTTGGAATGGTCTAACTCTATCAATAAGAGAATGAGACACTGCATTTTTCCAGTTAAATACACATCCTTCTATAGGAGGTAAACTATCAAAAGGATTATCTTTTCCTTTAAATTGGAACTTAACAGGTCCACCATCTATGTATACAGATTTAAAGCTATTTGTAGAGTGTAGCCAGAATGTATGTTTCATATTTGGAGAGATCTTTATAAGATGTCTCCATTCTGTAGTCCATGTCCAATCTACGTGCTCACCATATATAAGATTATCTTTTGTTTCTTTTTTAATAACTGATTTGTCATACTTTGGTTCTACAGTAACTCTATAGTTTTCATCAATCCATTCAGGAGGATGAACTGTACCATCTCTATCAATCTTTGTTAACCAACCTATTCTTTTTAATGATCTCCAGTATAACCTCATTACTCTAAACATCTGAGGATAACCTGTTGCAAATCTTCCAAACATTGGATTTAATATATCCACATCCATATTATGGTCAAAGTTTGGACTTCTCATAAATGAGTAAACCAATTCTTTACCTAATAAAGCATCATTCATTTTAGGATCTAAATCTGTTGCTTGTGCCCAATTTTTAGAAGTATCATAGTATGAACCCTGAAATGCTTTTTGTGAATCAGGTACAATTATATTTGCTGTTTTTACATATATATCTTTAAGTTTAATCAAGTCTTCTTCATCCATTCTTCTACCAAACTTATTTACAATATCACCAACAGACATAAAATCAAACCATAAAAAGTAGTCTCCTTCAGATACATACTTTACGTTTGGACCTTTATGATAATCACACCACTTTGGATTAAGTAACTCTAGTTTAAAATCATCATCTAATAAATCAAGATGCCAAAACTCAGAATCTGATATAAGTCCAGTTTCAAAAGCATCTGGTTCAAGCTCATGAAGTTTGTATCTTTTCTCTTGTACTTTTATTACTTTCTCTGCCCATTTAACACCTGTTGTTCTAAATGTTTTAGATTTAAGTTCAATCTCTTGTAAGTTTTGATAGAACTTCTGAATCTCCATTTCATATTGTTGAGGATCAACTTCTGGAGATAATCCCATCTCAGCAAGAGTTTGCTGCTTCTGAAGCAAAGCTATTTGAGTGATAGCCTGTGAAAATTCTTCTTGTTTATTATTAAATACTTCATCAACAGATAATTGATCTATAGCTTCTACAGTAAAAGTATTATCTCTTTTTATAAATTCACCACGAAGGATATCTATAAGATTTGGAGCAATAGGATAAAATTGTTGAAGAGGAGATTCCCTTTCAGGTTCAGGTAAAACCATACCCACAACTTGGTGATATGGATTTACATTAGGGTCTATAATATAATCAGTGGGAGTTATTTTCCCAGTTCTCATATCAAAATTTCTTTGTATTTTAGCGGCTTTTTTCTCTACATTTCTCCATCCCACAACTTCGTAAAAGTCACCAACAGCTTTAATCCAATCAATTGTCTTTTCTTCCATTGTTAACATTTGGAAGGGTAGTATATCATGAATTGCTGTTCCGAGTAATTTATTTGGTTCAAGCTTAAATCCTTTGTAAAGGTCAGCTCCCCATATTAACTTTGCCATATTTTATAGTAATGATTTATATCCTCTGTTATTTCCTCCTAACATATTAATAACAGGTTTCTTTTGAATCCCTTGTTTCTTTTCTGGTTTCTTAGTCTCATCTCTTCTTTTTACAAATCTATTTTGTTGATATGTTTTACAGATAAAGAGTGCTCCCATAAATGATACAAGTCGGTCATAGTTACCCTTTCCTTCTACAAAAAGACAGAACTCCTCAAGTAACCAGTAGTCATCTATACGGTCTATTCCTGTAAATAATTTCAGAGTTTCTTCAAGTCCATCTTTTTCAAAAGTTTGTCTTCCGTACTCTGTAGCAAAATACTCTTTTGCTGTACTCTTAAAATACTTCCAAATTTCCGTATTATCACCTTTATGAAAACCAAATTTTGAATTATTAGCTATATTGCCATTTTTTATATTCATGTCCTTAAATAAAGGTACATCTGATTCTTTTGCAAGGTAACTTTCAGCTCTACCCATCTTTCTCATGTAGTTAATAAAGTTTGGTTTATTACGTTCTGCATATGTCCATGCATTGAAAACTTTAATACCATACCACATTTGTTCATTTGTTTGCTCCGCTGTTTTAAATCTACCTCTATATGTAGCGACAAGTTTGTCACCTTCTATTCTTTGCCTTTTTACTCCTTTTTCATCTGTATAGTCTACAAAAATAGGAGCCATATAAATATCTATAGAGGCTACAGATTCTGAAGTTTCTGTTTCATCTACTTCTACTGAGTCCACACAAGCAAAGAATAAATACTTCTCTGGTATAGTCTCAGGAATAGGCATATATAATGTCCAACAACCTCTTTTATCTTCCCAATCTGGTTTAATAGGATATGCATGTTCTGGACCATGATTTTTATCAAGTACTATTCTACCTGTACTGTCTTCTTTAAATAATCCTTTTAATGGTTTAAATTCCCATAAATTATTCTTTTCCTTATGTAAGATAATCTCCTGTTGTCTTCTTAACTTATCAATAGGGAACTCAGAATGACTTCTTTCTGCAAAAGCTTGTTTTGGAGATAAAGGTTTTTGAGATACATCAAGTTGAGCTAAGTCCTTTCTTTTATTTTTCTTATTCTTTTCATTATGTTCTATGATAAAAGCTGTAGCACTTTCAACATCAGAATTACCATCTTTATCCATGAAACCTTCTGCGTTATATGCTTCAGATACAAATAGCCCACATTGTTGTCCTTTATTCTCATCTTCATCCCAGACATTCTCTACTGATAGAAAGTTATGTTTGTCTGGATTATAGAATATTTCCTTTAAATCTTGAGCATCATCAAGCTCACCTACTGCACCTGATACAATAATTAAACCAGTTATAGTATTACCTCTTTCAAGAGCTGGTCTTACATAACCAACTGTTTTTAATAGTGTTGGAGCAATACCTGCTTCCTCATAGAAGAATATAGTTTGAGAACCACCAACCCCATTTTCTGGAGATACTTTAAATGTTGTTCCTGATAACTTACTATCTAATCCATATGGTTTTCCTTCATCTGTCATTGTAGATTCTTCCCAATGTAAAGATTTAGGAATAACAGGACCCCTTATCCATCTTGTATAACTGTTGATATGCTTTCTATAGAAGTCAAGGAATCTCCATGATTTTGTTACATATTCTTCTTTGTAAGCACCTACTGTATTTACACTGATTTCAAACCAACAATAGCTCCAGTATAATAGAGCCATTATTTTAAGAGAGTAACCTCTTTGTCTTGCTTTTACAACAACTGCATGTTTACCAAGAAGCATGCATAACATGATATATTGGAAAAACCAAAAGTCACTATCCCATACGTCTCCAAATTTCTTTTTCTTCTTAACAGCATCTACAATAGGACAAAAGTTAAGATACCAAGAATAGAATCCAGGAATATACCAACCATCTACTATATAACCATTAAGAACTTTTTGTTTTTCTTGCTGGAAGAATATTTTTTCCTTATATGAATCTTTTGGATATTCGACATATCTACCTCCTTCAAAATTAGGTCTTCCTGTTTTTGATTGAGATTTGGCATATGCATTTCCTGCATCTTGCCATCGTTCTGTATTTTTTAAATTGTATTGTCCAGGTCTTTTAAATTGAGCTTTTATATAGTCAATATGTTCCTGTTTTGTTTCAAATACCTTTTCATATTCGGCATTTGTAGTTGTATCAATACATTTTACAATTAAAGGATAATCCCATAGCATAATTAATAATCTCCAATTTCAGCCTTACCTCTACCTTTTACTCTAAGTTCTTCTTCGGCTGCTAACTTTGTTTTATTGTAGGAGTTTGTTAGAGCACCTGCCTCTTTAAGAATTCTAAACCTCTCTGTTAAATCACCGTCTTTACCTGCAGAAATAGCATTATCTTTTAAATAATTCCTTAATCTATGAAGTTCCTGTTCAATCTCTAAAAAGAACAAAGTTAGAGCTGAACTATTCATTTGCTCTAACTTATTTAATGCAGGTTCTAAAAGAGGTTCATCAATATCAAAATCACCCATTGTGGTAATTACATCAAAAATCACAAGTTCTTTCTTCTCGGAGTCTTGATAGTTTCTATAAGGTGATGAGATTGATTTCATCAAATGTACATATCCTATATAAGGAATAGCACCTGATTCACCATATTTATCTACTATAGCCTTTATTTCAGGAATAAACATTGATTCAGGAGTAAGGAAAACTCTTCCTTCCTCATAAATAAATATTTTAGGTGTAATAGATACGTCACTCATTTTAATGTTTTTAGTATTGCTTCAACTTCCTTTTTTAAGTAAGGTAGCTTTATTTTTTGTTCGGATACAACAATTGGTTTCCCATTTTTTAAAACAGGTCTATCATCCTCATCTCTAAGTAAAGACTTATGTTCTATAATAAGGTCTCCTGTCATAAACCTTCCTCTGTTTGCTTTCCAGAGCATGTACATATACATGCTCATTTTTATAGCATATTGATTTCCATTACAGTCATCGAGATGAGATAATGGAGGTTCAAGCTTTCTAGGTTTTACCCAATCATTTGAAAAAGCTTTAAATTTTATTTCTTTATCTGTTTTATAATCCCAGATATGTATTCTATTATTAGTTACAATGACCTTATCACTTTGTCCACATACCATGTGTTCAGTATCATAGATCATGAGTTCTGGATATATTGTATTATTTTCCAGATTGTTTATAGGGATAGACCATTTTGCACCGTCTCTAAAATCACATGTCTTTCTTTTACAAGAGACATTGTAGAATTTTTCATCTGAGTTAATAACCTTCTCTTCCTCTATAAAGTGAAGGATCTTACCAACATGTGTTGACCAATCTCCTTTTTCTTTCCACATAGCTTGAACTTGAGCACCTGTCATTGGAGTACCTGCCTTTGTCATCTTTTTTGCATACTTATTTGCAATCTCTTTCCAATCAACAAATGGTTCAAATTTCTTGTATAGCTTTGATACGGATATTAGCTCTCTATCGTCTTCTGTAAAATACCTATGGCTATCTTCTATAAATTTAATCATTTCTGTACGAATGCTTTAAATGACAGAGTCAGGTTTTCTTTATCATCATACAATACCTGTATTGTCTTTTTGTTTATACCTGTAGAACCAGGTGTAAATTCTACACTTATTAGGGCTGATTCATTAGGTGCAATATCAGTTTTATTAATAGATGCTTTTGTACAAGAACCACACCCTTTAATAAGTTTTGTAACTTTAATATTCTGATCTGAATTGTTTTTAACCTTATATTGGAAATTGTGAGGTTTTCCAAAAGAAAGGTTACCTAAATCTATATCTGCTTCATTAACCACTAACATCTGTAAATAATTTTATTTGGTTATCTAATTTAAATTTCTCCCAAGTTTCTTGATCCATCATAGGTAAATAGCAAGGAAAATCCCCAACATCTTCTGCAGAACACCCTCTATCTTCCATAGTCTTACCAAGTATATCACAGCCACAAACAATACAATAACCTGATTCCCAACATCTTGGCTCAAGATCCATAACTTTTAGTCTTCGCCATATAATCTGTTCTCTTATATGATAAGGTATATTGGTCTTCGATCTTTTAAAAGCTTGAAAAACAGCTTTTAGGTTAGCGAAACTTAGTTTAGCTTTCTTCTTTACTTTTATCTTCCCTGTTAGAAGATTGTATATTTGCTTTATACTCATTTCTTAAACCTTTGATTAATTTCCTTTTCTCTACGTATTTTTCGTAGTCTTTTAATCTATCTCTAAATATTTTCATTATCTCTGGGATTTCTTCTCCATCCACACCAATAGATTGTCCCCAATCAGGACTATGAAACTCCTCGTATAGTGCAATTTTTATTTTCAGTCTTTTCATTCTTAAGAACCAAGAACCTACACCTCGAAGCCTAATAATCAGATTCTTAGGTTTTTTCATTTCCTCTGCAGTTTTTGCAAATAAGAAATTACATAAGTCCTTGTATATCTGCTCATTAACTCCTGTTCTCCAAGATGTAAGTTTTACCAATTCTTTATAATCACTCTGCATGACTAACAATATAATTTACAACAAGTCTATCACATTCAAGTTTTGGGATAAAATCTTCCCTTAAAAAGAGAGTACAATTCTTAGGTTTTTGAAGGACTCCTTTTGTAACATATTTGGAAATAGTATTCCTTAGAGACTGATCACTTTTTCTCAATCTCTTTGAAATACAGTTCTTAATGAATTCAGCTTGTTCATCAGCATTTTTATAACCTCCTGATTTATAGACTTCTAAGATTATATCTATATCACTTTCAATTGGTTTTATATTGTTCTGAAGTAACTTTAAATAAAGCTGAAGTCTAAGAACATCATCCATATTCCCCAACAAGACTTTATCTTGCAAACTTTTAACTCTCATTGTTATAATATAATGAAAAAAAATAACTTAACAAAATAAATTTATTAAGTTATTCTTTTACTGTTCTCAACTCTATTTTCTAAAACTACACAAATATCCCTTAGTGTCATGAGAGGAGTGCCCTGATCACTAATAGCTTTTTCATCCCATCTAATACCTTCTTGTCCTCTTAGGACAAATTCTTGATGCCACTCATGAGCATAAACAGCAGAGATAGAGAGGATTCTTGAAATCAAATCCTCTCTATATTTACTTTGCCAATCTTTGTCATAGTCGCTTTCTAAGAATATTTTAACTTTAGGGTCATGGTCAACATATGTAAACTGCCTGGATTGCCCATCTACATCTGTATATGCACCACCATGATTTCCTACATAATCACTTTTCTTATCTACAGCCATAACTTATTAATTTATAGTTTCTTGAAGTTCTTTTTCTTTTTCAGCTAATTCTTCCTGAAGCTTTTTCATTTGTTCAATTTCAGCTTCTCTTTTAATTCTCATTCTTTCTTGCAGTTCTTTATAGGGAGCCTCAAGCTTTTCTGCTTCTAAAGAATAATACATTTTTTCATAATATGCTTTCCAGCTTCTTGCTGAAAGTTCTTGCTCAATAACTTGAGCTTTCATCATTTCTCTGCTATCATCTAGCATTTTTTTAACATTCTTTTGCATTAGTAGTTCCAATTTTTGTTTTTAGGATTCTCCCATTCAAAAATGAGTCCTCCTTGGTTTATAAAATTAAATTTCTCAACGTAGTAATCAGGTATAAAAATAGAGTCATCCTGCACATATAACGAGGCAAATCTACAGTCAGCTTTATACTTAATGAGATTTTTAACCCTTGTAAAGTTTTTACCTCTTAATGTACCTGAGTCTATAAAAAGGTATTTATATTCAGGGTCTATGTATTTAGTTACCCATTCTGACAAATACCTATCAAAGTCTTTATACTCTAAGTTATACCTATCAAATATCTGGTTTGATACTGGATATGGCATCTCAAGAAGGATTTCTTCAAATAAGTCTGCAGAAGATAATGAGTGATTCAAAATCTGGCAAACTATAGATGAATAATCAGGTGAACAATTGACAAATATTGTCTTGTTATCTACCCAATTATCAAGCTCTATCTTTTCCTTCAGGATCAGTATGTCCTGTATCTCCTTCTTGAACTTTACTAGCATCCATTACAGGTTTTGTTAGATCAATCATAAATAACTGAGGTCTTTCTGGTTTTGGTAACCTCTCTCTAAATTCATCTAATTTCTTTAAAAATTTTTCTTTTGATAAAGGTGATATAAATGTACCACATTGATCAAAAACAACTAAACAACATTCAAACTTTCCAAGCAGAGCTTTTTTATAAGATTCCTCTGTTAGATTCCATCTATCTCTTATAAAGAGAAAATCCCAATGAGGAACCATTGCTTCTCCAATAAGAATCTCAGGGTCTTCCTCTTGTACCTTGATACCAAGACTTTGAGTAAGCTCATCCCTTTCATCCTCTTTATCAGGATCAATCATTATTACTGGAAATGTAAATAGTTCCTCTGTTTTAACAATATTCATATTCTAAGGTTTAATAATTTTTCCCGATTTTCATCAAAATAAGACCAATCATCTATAGCTCTCTGATAATCAAGTTTATGCAAAGTTACAATAGGATTTTCATTTTTCCTAATAATTCCTACTCCCCAATCTGTATTATGAGTAAAATAAGAATATGAACCATCCTGATATTCCATTTGAAACTTCAAAACTGCTTTATAAGTATCTCCTGTCCAGCAACCATCTATACCTGTAGTAGTATGTTCATATAAAGGAGGGTTACAGTCATGGAGTACTATAGTACCACCTTTATTAAGTACAGTAATAGAGTTCTGGATATCTCTGTATACTTGTTCAGCAGTATGAAGACCATCTATAAAAACTATATCAAAAGTCTTCTTATTCTTACTAAAGAACTCATCAGATGTAAGTTTTATAATATTACCATTAAGAACTGAGCCATGTTTTGCAGCTTCTTGTTCTATAGTTTTACAAGGGTATGGATCTACAGCAATCTTAAATTTACAAGATACCTCATCAAAAGAATAACCTTTATAGTAACCTATCTCAAGATAAGACTTATACTTATTTTGTTTAATTAGATTATTTATTATATCCCATCTTTGCATTTATCCACTATTTTAAAGTCTTTAAAGTATTTTTCCAGAACATCAGCAACATTATGTTTTTGAGTATAAGTCTCGGAAGTTGCTATGACTTCCCCATTATCACCAACTAAATTAAATCTAAATTCACCTTTTCTCTTACCATGAGAAACTTTTTTAATTACTGCTACCATTGTAAAAAATTATTAAAATTGAAATAATAAGGTTTGATATAAGTGATATTAAAAATAAACCCCATGTTTGATTAATATCAACTTTTCCATCTGTTCCATCTAATCCTTTGATTTCATATTTAAAATCAGAGAATTTTGTAATTAATCCTGCACCAATTACTGAAAAAAGAATACACAATAATATTATCCAAGACCCAGTCTGTTTCTCTAAAAAGAATAATAGAGGTGCTCCGAATCCAATAAATAACCCTAAAATCTTTTTTATACTTTGTTTATTTATAAATTTAGCCATATTTCTATAAGTATTGCTGGTATAACTGTTATAATAAAATCTTTATAATCAGGTTTACCATGTTTTAAATAATCAAATCCTTCTTTTAATCCAGCTATTAAAAATACTAGATATAAACTATTGAAAAGCAAATATATAACAATTCCTACAAAAAAGTGTAAAATTTTATCTAGTTTCATTTTATAATGATTTTCCTGCAACTAACCCTAGTGCAACTAGTACTGCATACAAAGGTAGTTTATTTTGTTTAGGTGGTTTATAAATTACAGAATTCAAACCTGTTGTTTTTACATAAGGGTTTGTATGAAACATCTGAATCTCATATATAGGTTTCTTAAATAGTCCTTTTTTGACTTTTGCAACTCTAATATATTGAGAATCAGGGAATTGAATATTATTTATTCGAAAAGAATCTTTTTCTACTGTTCCTTGGAATACAAAGTATGCAGAAGAATCCTTTACAGTTTTGGGAACTTGAATAGCACTATCCCTATAGAACTTAATGACTTCTGCACATCTTTGCTCAACAGAGTCTGTAAACCTTTTCATGGCTTTTTTATCAAGATAAGGGACAGCCACATCTCTAATCCCTGTATTCGAAGTAGTTGAATAAAAAGCAATTAACTCTTTTATTCTTCTATTATGTTTATCTTTTAGTCTAAAAATAGAATCTGAAAGATTTGCAATGTCATCTTTATTATTTGTTATAATTGCTTCCTGAGTAAGAATTGTCTCTCCATATTTATTTTTTATAGAGTCTATTTTCTGATTTTCAAGTTGTTGTTTTGACATTGATAATTGATAATAGTCAGAACTACACTTATTTAAACCCAGTAAAAATATAATTGCTAAAATCATTAATACTCTATCTATTGTTAAATACTTTTTCATTTAATATCTTTTTACATTTTTTACAAAAGAAATACTCCCTATCATACATTTTTAATTGATTAAAGTATCCTCCACCTTCCATAAAACAACCTTTCGTTTTACAGTGGTTATAAATACCATAACTATGACCTAACTCATGCATAGCTAATTTTGATAATCTTCTTACATTTCCAACATTATATATTGTTATAATAGATCTATTTTCTACTGTCAATCCATCCAACATTTCATCAGTACAATGGTGAGATAAACTCCTATAAGTTATACCTAATGTTCTTATATTAGTATCCAGATAATCAAGATACATATTAGCATCATAACCAAAAATATTCCCACACCAAGGCTCTTTTACAAATCTTATACTTACAGTAGAAACTGTATCTGGAAGATGTCTTCTGCACATTCTCTGCAAATCATACATTATTGCATATCTATGAAGAGGAGGTACATCAGAAAAGAAAACACATTTAATCTGACTATAACCTATTAAAAATGAACTACTTAGTAATAAGCTTAGAAATAGCTTTTTCATCACCATCTGTTTTATTTATTAAATCTTCAAGAGTTTTAATGGATGAACTCTTTAATACTAAAGGAGAATTATAATTACTAAAAAGTAAATTATAATTGTCCCTCTTTACTGCACACCATTTATTAGTGTAGCAGTTTTTATGAAAAATCCAGTCATGTATATTATTCATTATTAATATTTAAAAGTTTACAAATATATCTAAATTCATTTATTGATTTACATTGTCCAGAAAACAAATGCGTTAAGGGAATTCCCTCTCTAAATACTTCTAACCATCTCGCTTCATAAAATAAAGCCCTTGTTCCTAGTATTATATTATTCTTTTTAGCATAAAATCTAAGACCATATTGAAATTCCCCAAATTCCCATCCTTCAGCTTCTATTTGTTCTTTGGTTAGATATGGAGTTCTAAATATTTTTGAGTAATCTGTTATAGGATCGTGATACATTAAAAGATCTCTAAATCCTTCAGAATTTATAGTAATTTTTTTCCATTCAGGATTGCTTATAATATTACTCTGCATCGCCTCACATTCATATCCAACTCTTATATCTTCTATATTTGGTGTATAATATTGTTGACTCATTTACTTGATAATGCTGATGTTAATGAATAAGTATTTGTAATATAAGGAACTTCTGTTGAAGTAGGCATACCTGCATATCCACCTGTTGTATTTCCAACTCCAATTATATTAGTAAGTCCCTTATCATAAGTCCAGTCACTAGGACTCCTTTTTCGGAACATATCATTCCCAAATCCTCTACTATTATTTGTAGAGGTTCCTACTGATTTGGGAGGATTTAAAAATTTCTGATTAAGATTTGTACGTTATCAGGATCTGATGCATACTTTTCATCAATCTCCCTTGTTGCTCTAAACACTACTTCTTTTTCAGTAGCTGCAAGAACAAACTTAGGTTCTTGTACTAATACTGAATCTTTGTAAACTTTACCTTTTTCTCCTTCTTCAAACTGATGGTAAATAACAGTGTACTGAAATAAACTTTTCATGGTTTTTATTTTTATTTGTTATAAACAAAGTCTAGAATCTTTCCTACAAGATCTGACCTATGATTCTCTTTAAGATTTATTCTTTTTATATCTTTAATATTTTTAGAAAGCTCTATTGCAAATTGCAGACCATTTTGAGATTCATGTTTTAAATTTATATCCTGTTGGTCATTATCACCATTTATTATCATCTTTCCTGTCTTTCCAAGTCTCGTCAGAATAGAAAGCATTTGGAACCTTGTTAAGTTTTGAGCTTCTTCAACTATTAGAACATCATCAATTGTTTTACCTCTTATGAAATTAATAGGACCAGCGATGATTCTTTCTGCAGTAATCAAGTCTTGAACTTTTACCTTATCTATACACTTCTCCAGATTTTCTCTGAAGGCTTCCATATAAGGCGCAAATTTCTCATTCTTAGAACCAGGAAGAAATCCCATAGAATCATCCTCCAGTTCAATCATTGCTCTGGTTACCAGCACTTTATCACACATCTTCTTATTAAGAAAATCCAGTGCAGTCTGAGCACCAACAAGAGACTTTCCAGAACCTGCCCTACCTGTAATTATAACTATTTGATTTTCAACAATTAATCTTTTAGCTTCTTTCTGTTCATCATTTAAAGTAACATTGTACTTTATTTCATTCTTTCTTTCCCTATTTGGATCTTTCATAATAAGTCTTTTAATCTTTGTAATACATCTTGAGAAGTATGTCCATCAAAAGGATATTTAGCTTTCTCTGTTTCAGGAATTTTAAAAAGGTCCCAATCTTCTGCTTTATAGTGGTTTGTAATCTGTCCTGTAGGTAACATAGCTACAACGACAAACCACCCACCTCCAAAACACAATTCTCCATCATTATGTTTCCAAGATTTGTGAACATCATATTTACTTGTACTAGAATATTCCCCGTCCCTACCTATCTCTGTAGATCCTTGAGTAGACCATTCATTAAATAATGCAGCATTGTATAACTTTCTAAATTCGTAGAGTTCTTTAAAGGAGTGATAACCATCAGAGGTTAGTTCTTTTTCCTGAGGAGTTAAGAGAGAAACTGCTAATTGAGTCCCTTGTAAATTAGTTACCATACTATCTTGGTTTTGTGATACAAAGGTAAATTAACTTTTTAAATTAAAAAAATTTTTATTTTTTTTTTGTTTTTATGCGTGATTTTGGGGAGGATATATAGATTTGGTGGCTTGGTCAAGTTAGAAGTCGCCTAGTACCCCCCATATCTAAACCTATGAAAATCAACAACTTGGGTAGAAATCCAATCAACTATGAATAATTTGGAGAACAACACTGCCAATATTAAAGTGTGTTGACAAAACAAAAACAAAAACAAAATAAAACACTATGATAAAAGCCGAAAGGCAGGAAACAAGAATTGACGAGGATGGTTTCGTTACCAACCTACCAAAAACATGTATATGCAGGGCGATTATAACATGTACATGGTATCAGGCAATAAAGCTTGATGGTAGGTGGATTGAGACAAACAATAAAATCTCCTTAGCTAAGGCTAGGAGATTGCATTCCAGATTATTAAAGATTTGGAACCCTTAGTCTTAAGACCTGAGTATGTCATTAAACTGCTTCCTGTCCAGCACTGTGTGGTGCTGCTGATGATGACTCAAAAGAGTCGAAACAGGGTTCATTCCACTATAATAAGGATATTAATTTATAAACAAACTCAGTTTAGAGGTAGGAAACCTGAGTCTAATTAAAACCTCACAAGTATTATGAGTATAAATTATTTTAATGTGTCAAACTTGAACTTAATTAAGTTTATAGAAGAACACAAAGACGCAACTATCAGGAGCTGTAGCTCACACTCAAACCCTGCGTATTACGCAGAGTATGAGAATAAAATTGTATTTCATTGGGGTAATGACCCAAGATACACAATCTTGGGTTTGACCCAAGAAAATATAATTAAATTTCGGATGTTGTCATCCGAACTGCCAAGTAATTATTGGCAATTAACTGATATTCTTAAGGATATCAGAGAAGGAGTCTTCGTCTCAATAGAGGAGTCTATTGAAGAAGCATTGTAACAAATAAAGTCCAACTAGGTTGGCTGCATGTTCAAGTCATGCCTTTATTTCTAAAGTAGAGACACTACTATAAAAACTGTATAAAGTTATGGAAAGCATGACAAACTGGTCAGAAGACCAAATCAACCAAAGGTTGAAAGAGATTGACCAAGCTGAAATGGAAGCAGGTCGTCCTAAACCTCAATTCTTATGTAGAGATGACGATGATGGTGATGACTATCAGGAGAATCTTGAATTGGGATGGTATTTAGACGAATTACGTGATGAGCGTAAATTCCTTATTGATTTAAGGAATAAACTTCATCAATAGCCAAGGTAGGAGTGTAGGTTGGGGTTCGATTCCCCAGCTTGGCTCTAAACTTCTGGGAGGAGTTATAAAACCCTATATATAAAATGAAAACAGAAAAGATGATCAAGGTGACAATGTCTTGGCAGGAGTATTATAACTGCTGGAGACCATTTGTAGATCAAAAGTTGAGAGACTGGGATCTTCAAGCAACTAGTAAAGAAGTAGTAATCTTGTGCAGTGAGAAGCTGTATAAGGAATTTGAAAACCAATAAATTGTAAAAATGAAGTACAAAGCCATGATGGAACTCATCGCCATCGAAAAAACAGATGATAAGGCAATCTATGAGGTTATAGGACCTAATGATCCTATAGACTTATTTGGATTCAAAGATCCAATGAGTGTATCGTACATCTACTGCAAATGCATGGATGACGGCTTTAGGACTATTGGGTCTTACAAAAGACATAAGGATGCTAATATTACTAGTGTTCTGATTATCAACCATTTAAACTAAAAAACATGAAAACAAAAGACTGGTTATTATTCTCCTATTTTGCATTTAATCTGGTATTATTTGCAGGAGTAGGTTTTGGGAATTTATTTCTCAAGAATGGGGAGAATCCATTTTTTCCTGGAATTAATACAGATGCAATGGCAACATTGTTTATGTTCCTAATTGCAGGAATATGTGGACTGGCAATGTATATTACAATCACTTTAAACAAAACCACAAAACCATGAAAAGAGTAAGAACAAACTGCATCGAAGCGATAGTAGATGCAAGGGGAAAGGTAGTTAACTATCGCATGACATTTCCTGTCCCAAGGGATTATGCTAATGAAATTCATGAACGCTTCTCATGTGTTCAATCAAGGCTCAACTTTATAAGAGGTAGAGCTTATATTGAACTGTCTGACAAGGACTTCGAAGCATTATGGGCATACAAATGCAGAATCCAGATGATTGTTGCTGATACTAAAATCAGAATACTTAGTATAAAAAGGGACAATGCCATGATGGAATACACACATTATCTCAAAACAATACACCAATAAACCAGCCTAAGGAGCTTAGTGAGGGTTCGAATCCCTCGCTGGTTCAATAAGTTTCCACTAAACAACAGCCTAGGAACTGGGAAACTTAGAGTTCATATGAAAAAGTATCTGAAAATCGTGAACAATGGTCTCATGCACAATGAAGATCTTACTCTTGTTGGTTCTTCTACTAAGAGAGGAGCATCTGACAAGATTGGACAGTATGGTTCAGGGAATAAGTTTGCTCTGGCTTATTACCTAAGGAATGACATTCTTCCTATTATTTACAGTGGTAAAAGGAGGATAGACATTGACTGCGAAATTGTTCTCCACCGTGATTCACCTATTCGTGTTCTTACTGTTGATGGACAAAAGACATCCATTACTGCAGGAATGGGTGAGTTGGATTGGAAAGCATGGATGGCATTGAGGGAAACTGTCTCCAATGCTATTGATGAAGGAGGGTTTGAAATGACCACATGCTTCTATAATGATGAGAATCAATTGGAGTATTGTGATGATAAAACCACAATTTACATTCCTTTGTCAAAAGAAATCTCTGACATCGTGATTAACTGGGATCATTACTTTGCATTTGACAGGAAGCATGACTATGCAAATGAAGTGGGAAGAATATTCTTCAAGAATGAACCTTCTCCTTATAATGTATACAGAAAGGGGATACGCTGCTATGACAGTGATGTAAAGAGATTATTTGATATTGACTTTAACAATATTGAAATAAATGAGTCAAGGGTTACCAGCAGCGCCTACATTAGCAACTATTTCAGAAAATTCATGGCAAAAATAGATGATGAGGGTATATTCATAAGAGTAATTAAGAGTGTACCTATTGACTTTTTCTGTGCTAATATTCCCAATATAGGATATGCAGCGTTTAAAAATGCTGTAAGTGAAGGTATAGAGTTTGTACCTGCATTTGCCAAAGAATTGATTGGATCATTATTTATTGGAAAGTCGATTGTTATACCTGATGAATGGTATGATGATTTAAAGTCAAGAGGTATAATCGTAGGTAAAGAGGAATTGAGTAAAACAGGAAATTTTGTCTTTACAAGGCTTGACAATATGAATATAGCTAAGATAAAGTATTACCTCAAGTCAGTGAACTGTAAATTGGATGTGAGAACAGGTAAAATCTTGAAAGGTTCATATATAGAAGTACACAATGGAATTGCATACGTTGATGAGGATAATGCAAAGTTTTACACCGAGAAAGAAATTGCCAGAGATATTGTGTATAATATGAATAAAGTTGATCTTCTGGAACTGTTTCTTGACTAATAATATGTTGGCTAGACCAATACTTGTGGTGATGTAGGTGAAAATCCTGAACCATAACATATTACCAATATCCACCAAATGTTCTATGGAAAACAATGGTCCAACTAAAAAACAGCCTAGGAACTGTGGACTCATGAATTATTATGAAAGCTCTTAAGAATCTCAAAGAGATGCCAAATGCTGAGTTTGTATTCAAAACTGTCATTAAGGACCCAGTATCCATTAATGAAAAGGGTGATGAAACTCAGAACTACAGGTTCATTCTTGAAACTGAACTTGAAGTGAGGGGTATTTCTCCTATCTACAATCCTGATGACAGGATGGCTACTCCTAAGTATGATCAAGTCTTTACTACAGAGATAAGGGTTAATGGAGACCTGTTGGAGAGTATTCCAGAGAGTGAGTTTGATCTTACCAATGAGGATGATATTCGTGATGGTGGTACTTACAAAGGTAAGTGCTACTTGGATATCTCAGCTTCAGGTGAGGTATGGCTCACCAAGACAAGGCTCAGTGACTATGCAAAGACCTCAAGGATGGACAGGGGAAGAGAAAGGTGGAGGAGGATTAACTAGTCCTGTAGTTAATAGGGAGGCACACAATATGTGTGCTTCCTTATTTTTTTTATGCCTTCACAAACCAACTGTGTATAGTGTCGAGTTATTTAATTATTTAACGATTTAAAACTTTAGCGTATGCGTAAAAGTATCTTAGCTGCCATCAGTAAATTTGATAAGATGGAGCTTACATGGGATTCCTTTGTGAAAGTCCCCGACAGTGAGGGTGATGGTGCCACACTCATCCTGAAACTCAGTGATCCTATTCCTTATGTAAGGGGTTCACAGGATGTGGAATTGGATGGAAAAATGATTCCTGTTGACCAACATGATGTGCAGGAAGTTAAAATCCATACATCTACGATTAAGTCCCTGGAAGATAAGTACAATGAAAAGTACGATGCTTTAGTGGCTGCTGGAAAAGAGCAAGAGGCAGAGAAACTTGAGCCTGAAATGTACTTCGATGAAGACAAAACAGGTGGTTACTCTGGTGAAAACCTCATTTTGGATGTGGCTGCAAGGACAAGGGAAGTATGGTTTAAACTTCCAAATGATTCCTTCAAGAATGCATCCACGTCTTATCGCAACCAACGCAGGTTGGAACAAAGGCGTACCGTGTATGGTGGTGCCATTTCTTCCAGGAAGGTTACTGGATAAGTAAAAACAGTTCCTAGGCTGTAAGGGGAGAGAGTTGTAATGACTCTCTTCCTCTTTTTATTAAACCCTCTAAATCTTATAACATGCTGGCAATCAAAGGATTAATCCCTGTCTTTGATGGGGAGGTAAAGAAAGAAGTATTTGTAGAGAACTCCTTCAAAAAGGGAGATCGAAACTACATACGGTTCAAGGATGAGCACAATGTATCCAAAGTTGCTATATTCTCTAAGAGTAAACAACAATGGAAAGTTGTGGCTTATTAATTTCTTCCCCTGTAAAATCTACAGGGAAATTGGTCTCATACAACCTTCAAAAAATAATCAAAAGAAAGGAGTTTTCTTTGCTGATAATTATTTGGCCTTGTAGTTCAAGGGATAGAACGGGAGTTTTCTAAACTCTTAATATAGGTTCGAGTCCTATCGGGGCTACTACCCCATTTTTAGGGGTTATATGTGAAAAAACAGGGATGTGTTTCTACACTGTCCCTCTTTTTAAAACTTCGTCTATAGGTAACCTGTTAGGTATGTATACGAAGTAAAAAAACGTAAAGTATTGATAATCAATCAACTAATTGAATTTGGACTCTTAGGAAAATCAAATTGGATAGGATAAAAACCGTTAGTATCCTATTTTATAATGCATTGATAATCAATTGTTTTATGCTTTACTGTTAGTTTTTTATTGATATTCGATAAATTTTTATTGAATAAGGATGAAAAGAGGGTGCATTTTCCCCTCAAGAAAAACATAACTCATTGAAAATCAACACAATTCACAAAATTGCTCAACCGCACTATATACTAAATCAAAACATATGTACATTGCTATTGTGGTCTTTATATTTCTTCTCTGCGAGTTAGTTACAACTATTCAGTTTAATCTTTGGTATCCTATTAGAGCTTCTGGTTTAGAACTTCTAGAAAAAGAACTCGAAAATGTTGCTCCTGGAGAAAAAGGTTCCCCTATCTATCTATATAAAAGAACTGTCTTAGAAGCTCATATACTTGAAGAGACATACTCTTTAGTCTTTCCATATGCTGTACTTTCTTCAGATGGCTTAACTTATAGTATCTTGAGATATTCCAAGGCATATTATATAGTTAGACAGAAATTCTATTCCCCAAAACCTAAAAGAGTCAAATTCAAATGAAAGAACTACCTAATTTCTGTACAGATCCATTTCCTGATGAGGAAGAGTTTCAGAGAGCTGTTAATTATGCTAAAGCTAAAGGATTGCCAGTATTTTTTGGTACATCAAAAGCTTCTTTTAGAGCTGGTTATAAAAGACTACATGTTGATGGTGGAGAGATATGTGGGTATAGAGATCATATTGATCTTAGTAAACAACTCATATCTATTTCTGAATTCTACGAAATGGTTGATAGTTTAACTGCACTTCCAAATTACTATTTATTATAAACCCTTAAAATTCAAAAAGTTATGACTGGTCGTATTCAAAGAGCAATTGATACATTCCTTGACGCTGTTAACAATGGCACATTGGTTAAAGGTACTTGTACAGCTTGTGCCGTAGGTAACCTTGTAGCAAAAGGTATGGGTGGAACAATTAGTAAATTTGGTAATACCCTTATTTGTAATAAAACAAATCAAATATGGGGTCATTTGTTTTCCACTACAGCAAACTATCAAACTCCTTCACCTTTTTTAAGTTTTATTCGTGATGATCCTGAGATGTGGGAAAAAATTATAGAGAATATTGAAGCTACGGAATTTACAGAAGAAGAGTTGAAAAAGATCGAATATGCTTTTGAAACAAATACTTCAATTTATTATAAGGAGTATAAGAATTACACTGCTGGAGAAATTCGTGCTGACCAGATACGTGGCTTAGAAGCTGTAGTAAAGGTTATGCTTGAGTTTGATAAGCAATCTGACAAAGTAGCAGAGGTATTTACTGAAAAAGCATTACTCATACCTATCAACTCCTAAACATGGTAAAAAATCTTAATTTTAGAAAAAAAGAAGACAGGCACATATTCTACAAATCCTTACTTAAACAGGTTTGTAATGATCCTGATGTTAGATATGGTTTATGTGTTGCAATTCGTAGAAATCCTTTCTGGAGAAAAAGTATCTTTAAGAGTATTGATGCTTTAAAAGGTAAGAATAGTCTACTTCCAGAGATAGCTAAACACCGTCCTAGATCACGTTATTTATACTGGTTTCCAACAACTTATAAAGGTTGGGAGAAGAGAATTGCTATTATTGAACAAGCGATAAAAGAAACGGAACCATGACAATATTTGGATTCATAATACTAGGAATTTTTCTTTCTTCTATAGTATTCAATCTACAGAGAATAACACGAATATCTGCAGGTATACTCTCGCTATTCTTTCTTTACCAGTGGATAAATAAAAATCTTTAAAAAACACAAAAAAAGAAAAAATGAAATCATTTCAACAAAAAGTACAGCAGCAGTTTGACAAAATGTGCAAAACTGGAAAGCTGTTTCGTGTAAAAATGACAGGTTCCCAAGTATGGGATGCTTATTTACAGTCATTTGGAAAAGATCCAAAGTTCAGAGATCCTGATAGCTCTGTTCATAACTGTAATCTCTGTAACAATTTCATACGAAGGTATGGAAATATTGTTGCTTTGGATGAGAATTTTAATCTTATGTCTATTTTTGACGTAATTATTGAAGGAGAGTATGAGAATACAGCAAAAGAGCTTTCTCAAAAAATCAAAGCTTCATCTATTGAGAATGTTTTCTTTGAAACTTTTGATGAGCTTAATTCTCTCCCTTATGAGTCTTGTAAAAAGACAAATTCAGTATTTCGTCTAGGAATTGATAAGAACCATAAAAGGTATACAAAAGAAGAAGCTGAGAAGTTTGGTGTTGTAAAACCTGACGAGATTGTCACCTTTGAGCACTTATTTCTTGACCTTCCTAAGGAATATGTTGATATGTCAGGTGCTTCAGTAGAACAACTGATGGGAAGTTACAGGGATGCTAAGAATGTGTTTCAAAGAGCTATGCAGGAGATTCCTATGGATACACTAATGCTTGTAAAAGACCTTATTAACCAAGATTCTTTGTTGGATGGAAGAACTCACCTGTTCAAAGTAGAACAGTTTATTCCATATAAGGCTCAATACGATGCTTTATCTGCAGACAAAAGGGAGAACTGGTGCTGGGTAACTTCATACAAACTCCCAATAGCTAAATTCAAAAATGAGCTTATTGGTGTATTGTGTACTGAGCTTGCAGAAGGAAAAGAGCTTAATGAAGCATGTAAAGCTTGGAATATTCGTGTAGATCCTGTAAACTACATGAAGGCTACAGCTCCAATTACCAAAAAACAAATTGAGGAAGCTCGTAAATTTGTTGAGGAAAATGGTTATGTTGAATCATTTGATCGTAGGATGGCTACAATTTCAGATATTCGTGCATCTGAAATCCTTCACATTGCTGCAGAAAGTAAGATAAAAGCTACGTCAATGTTCGATGGTGTAAAATCTACATCCACTCGTCATAAACGTAGTGAGTTTAAAGATATTGAGGAAATCAATATTGATAAATTCATGAAGGATATACTACCTTCCTGCACATCTGTAGAGGTATTCCTTCAGAATAACCATGAACGTAATATGGTTACACTTACCACAGCAAATGTAAAAGAGAGTAAACCTATTATGAAATGGTCTAATAACTATTCTTGGACATACAATGGTAATCTTGCTGGAAAATCAGAGATAAAAGAAGCTGTAAAGACCAAAGGTGGAAATATAGATGGCTTTTTGAGATTTTCCATGATTTGGAATGAAACTGGACAAGATACCAGTGATTTGGATGCTTGGTGTAAACAACCTAATGGTGAAAGTATTGGTTACTCTGCAGGATTCAGAAAAGACCACGGAAATAGATTTTCAAAATACGGGGGACAACTTGACTTAGATAATACTTATCCTCATGGATTAGCTGTTGAGAATATCTATTTCAAGGACAGAAATCTACTGAAAGATGGTAAGTATGAATTCTGGGTAAATCAATTCTCTGCAAGAAACAGTCAAGGTTTTAAAGCAGAAATAGAGGTAAATGGTGAGATATATAACTACTCTTATGATCGTAGAGTATCTGGCAATGTGAAAGTTGCTAATGTTACGATTAAAGATGGGGTATTCCAAGTAGAGCACCTATTACCAGAAACATCTTCCAGTAAGGAAATTTATGGTCTTGACACAAATCAGTTTCATAAAGTGAACTTAGTTTGTTTATCACCAAATCATTGGCAAGATAATGTGGGCAACAAGCATTATTTCTTTATGATTGAAGGGTGCGAATCTCCTATTTCAATAAGAAGTTTCCACAATGAGAACCTTATTCCTGAATTAGCTCAACATCGTAAAGTGTTGGAAGTACTAGGAGCTACTAATACAATTGAATCTACAAAAGGTCAATTGTCAGGTTTAGGATTCAATGCTACAGTAAGAGATGAACTCATTGTAAAATTACAGGGTTCGTTTAAAAGGACAGTAAAAATCAAATTTTAAATCAAAATAGGTTGAGATGTAGCTCAGTTGGTAGAGTGTCAGCTCCTATTAGACATGCTGAAGGTCGGTAGTTCGATTCTATCCATCTCAACTTATTTTTAAAAACAAAAACCATATGTACAAAGAAGCATTACAACAAAATCTGCGATTTGAAACTCCCAAAGGATCATTGTCTACAGAACAACTTTTCGGTTTGACAATGAGGGATTTAGAAACTTCTATCAGAAGAGTAAGAACCATTCTGAAGAAAACAGATGACTCTGACTTGGAATTTTTAGATGCAACAAAGACTGCAGACAAGGAAAATGAATTAAGGTTTGCTATTTTGAAGGATGTTTATCTGACAAGAAAAGAAGAAAAAGAAGAAGAAAGGAAGAAAATTGCTACAAAAGAGCATAACCAAAAGATCCTGGAACTCATTCAGAACAAAAAGAATGAAGAACTTGCAGGAAAGAGCATTGAAGAACTGGAAAAAATGCTTCAATAATTTCCTAAAAAGGAAAATCACTAACTATAATACATAAAGTTAGTGTAGTTGATACTAATATAATTACGTTAAATAGAGGTTCGAGTCCTTGGTGGGGTTAAAATCCCAACCTTTGTAGGTGGTAAGGATTAACCACCTTATATTATTATCAACGAGGTTGTCACAATCCTTGAAATTGTACCTAGAGGAGCAAGTATTTATACTTGTGATGTAAACTGTTACAATTCTAAAATCCACATCGTAATATGTGGCGTGTTGTTCCCTTGAGAAAGGAATATTCACCATAAGAGAAGGTTGCCCAATGAATCCTTACAACACGAACGAGTTCTCAGCAATGTATGAGCAGAACGAGGAGTATTCCTTGGGTATATCACTTTACACGACCCTACTCTTAAACATAACTTATGGTTGGAAACTTTCTCAGTTATGGTTAAGACAAGAGGGTGCTAAATTCACCCAAAAATGTATGGAATATGGAAATGTTTCATCTCAAAAAAGTATCTAAACCTGAAAATCCAGAAAAGATTGTATCTCAAGTAATTACAATCAGTACTTATTTTTCAAGTACTAAATGGAAAAGAGGTATTTCTGTTGAAGGAACAAAGATTTACTATTATGAAGCTCAATCAAAAGAGCACGCAGATAGATTAATTCACTCAATAAACAATAACATAAAACACAAAATCAATTTTCTAAACAAACAAAAACTCAAAGTATGAAAAAACTCATATTAACACTCATACTAATATCAAGTATACTGTTAGTAAAATCTCAGGTATATTTAGGTATTTCTTTTGCAAGATATAAGTATCTACTATCTCAAGACCATATTTACTATACTGAAACATATGAAAGAGGAGATTATTATCTTACATTTACTGTAAATAATATATCTTACTCTACAGTGTTTGTAGAAAGAGGTGTTTCTCAGGTTATAGTAGCTATGCCCAAAACAAGAGGTTCTTTAAATGCCCTTGTTGAAAAATATAATAGGGAAGCTGTTGTAAATGATGAAGGTAGTTGGACTCTTTATCTTGGAAATGGAGATTCTCCTATTGACATAAGAATGATGCAAGTAGATAAGGGAATTGGATACATATTCGTTTACTCAAATCATTAAAAATGAAAAAACTAATCTTAAAAGGATTCATTTTTTATATAGTAGGTACTGTTGTAGTATACTATCTTATTAAATGGATTGATAACATGCCTTAAAAAGGCTGGACTTTAAGACCTCTATCTCAATTGGTTAGAGAACAACACTCATAATGTTGGATATATCGGTTCGATTCCGATGGGGTCTACAAAAATATATTGTTATGAAAATTATAAGTAAATATAAAGATTACTATGACTATCTTCAAGGTATCTATGGAGTTGATGAGAAACTTATCTTAGATAGGACTAAGGGAACATCAAAACTTAATAACATATACAAAGGTTTAAATATTCTTGTAATATGTGGAAAAGTAATTGAATTTGTTTGTTATGAAGGTAAATTCTACTTTGATAAGGAGATTTCTAAATTTAATTATGAATCTGAATTACAGAAAAAATGGGGTAGTTGGAAAGGTCCAAAACCCGAATATATTCTGAAACCTGATATGTTTTATTCTTATAGATGGGATCATACAAGAGTATATTATACCAAACTTTCAAATGATATACATAATCTTTATCCTAAAGTTAAAGAGCTAAGTAAAGAGTGTCCTATATTCTTATATAATAACAACCAAAAATGTATAGACACAATTTATCCTTCTTTACAAGAATTAGGAGTAAATAAACATATAGATGCAAAGGATATATGGATTATGTTATCTGAATGGTTAGGTAATAAAGTTACTCAGAATGAACCATCTGTACCTATTGGAGATGACAAAACTCGTATTCTTAACGCTGGATTTGATTTAAAAACAAGCTTTCGACACTAAAAACTCAAGACTATGACCTACAAACAATTCGAAGAAAAATTTAATCTCTCAAGAGATAAAAAGCAAAGACCTGGAAAAGAGTATATGTTGTTTCTTGAAAAACATAGACCTGATCTTGCTAACAAAGTAAGAAATACAGATCTTGATCCTTTTTACAAGGGAGTTAATCTTCATAAATGTCAGAAGTTTATAGAAGAAAATTGGAACGTATATGAATTTCAAGCTCAATTCAGATTTAAAGAAAAGACTCATTCTCTTCCTGTATTTACGGTAACAGGCGTTGAGGATTACAAAAAAGCTGAAGAAAAAGCTTGGAATCATTACTTTGATAATTATCCACATTTAAGAAAAGATATATGGTTATAATACTCCTATTTGTAATACTTGATATATTACTATTTATAAACTTACTTAATTCCAGTTCATTAATATCTTTTATAGTAAATATTTTTCTTTTACTATTAATGATTTTTATGACTGTATTAATGGTAGTTATTAGACAGTTAACAAAGAAATAAATAATTTGAAACCCCTCTAGAGTAAGGTTTTTTGTGAGTTTACCTGCTTTGTAAAACGAGGGGTTTCTTTTAAATCTTTTAATTATGACTCAAAGTGAAATTTGGTGGTCTGCAATTAGTATATCAGACAGATTCTTTTTTTATTATGAAGTGGAAAGAGGAAACAAAAAATAATATATATCCTTTTGACGCTTATATGAATAAAGATTGCATAAGATTAATATATAATCATAATCAAAAATTACAACTATGTACATAGGTCAAGAAGTAGTAGCAATAACTGATTGGGAAGGTCTTTTTAAAAAAGGTGATACTTTCGTTATAAAAGACGTAAAACAAGCCTGTATATGTTCTGGTACTATTATAGATATAGGTCTTAATAGACCTAGTGATACAGGAATAACCGAATGTTATGAATGTAAATCCTTTGTTATAAAAGGAGACTATATCTCAGCAAAGTATTTTGTTCCTGTAGATTATAAAAATGTAAAAAATGTTACATTTGAGAAAATCTTGGAAAAAATACCTATAGTAGCTAACACTCTACTTATCTTTGTATTCTTTCTTTGTTCTTCTTTTTATGTCAAAAAAGATGGACATATAGAGATAAATTATATGTAAAAGAAAGGATAGAAAAACATTTAAAATCAATAATAAACAATTCGAAAAACTTTGAATGTACATGTAAATTTTAAAATTATGAAAAAACTAGTTATATTATATTTTATAGTTGCTGTAATTGGTTTTGGTTTGTGGGTAAGAAATTTAGTTAAGTTTATAGAACTTGACTTTAAACCTTCCTATAAAGCAGAAATTATAAGAGGAGTTGGAATAGTTATTCCTCCTGTTGGTGTTGTAGTATCACTTATAAATATACAAGATGGACCTTCAACAAATCCGTGAGTTAATATCACATATAAGATTAAAAATTTTTGGTACTCAATTGTACCTTTCTGCAGAAATGGACAAGAAAGGTGGTGATAGAATTTACCTACAAGTTCATTATTCAGCTCCTTGTACAAAAACAGGTGAGATAGATACATGGAAAGGTGGAAAATGGTATCTTTCTCCACATATGATTGAGGATGAGATAGTTAAACGCTCTTATGCAGCATTTGAAGCTGCTGTAAAACATGAAGTTATGGAAGGTTTTACCTTTGATAACAAACCAATTTTTAACCCTCATGTAAATTTCAGGAAGCTTTTAGAAGTATGTGAATATGAAGTAAAACGTGAACAACAATTCGATTTATAAAACAAAAAACACAAAAAATGAAAATCAAAACATTCAGGTTGGAAGAACCACCTTATGAAGAAGAAAAAGAAAAAAAGTACCAAGAAGCAAAAGACAGGTTAAGAAGAGATATTAATTCTCTTCCTCAGAGATACTCATCAACAGCCTATATGGATGGGAATCCTATTCCTTGTGCTCTTGACAGACATGCTGCACCAAAGCAACTTATTACTGTAGATTATACAGTATTTAAGAAGACAAAGGAAGAAAAAGAGCTATTGCTTAATCTGAAAGCAGGAGTTGCGAAATCAAGAACTCATAAATTCCAAACATTCTTTAAAGGTTCGTATTAAAATTAAAAACCATGATACAACAAAAACTAAACAGAACTCAGGAAGAAATTGAAAAGCTAACTAAGTGTTTAGAACCAATTAATAACTCAGAAAACTATTATTTAATATGAAAGTAGGAGATAAAGTAAGATTTATTAAAGAACCTACCGAAGAAGATTGGCGAAATGTAGGCGAAGTAACTATACCAAGTTTTGTAAAGGAACAAGATTGTATTATACAACAGGTAAATTCAAGTGGAAAATTTATAAAAGTTCTAGGATCTTCTGCATGGTATCCTATAGTTTGTTTTGTTGTATGTAATAATTATTACTTAATATGAAAAAGTATATGCAGTCGTAGTAAAGGATATCCTACGAAAAGAAATTTTCGTACTTGGTAATTTACCAGAAGTAATTGAAAAAGGATATAAAACATGGTTTTATGATAACCAAAAAAGATTTTTTGGTACAGAGGGAACTATGCATCCTGAAGGTAATAGATGGTTAGCCAATATTCCAGGAATTTATTTTAAGGAAATAACAAAAGAAGAATACGATTCAGTAGAAAAAGAGTTTAATTCAGTAAACAACTATTATTTAATATGAGAAATTACGATGAAGGAGAAGTTGTTCGTTCACTTAACAAAAAGAACGATATCAGAATCAATCAAGGTCAAAAAGAAATCGTTGAAACTTGGGGACCTAGTGCGAGTAGAGACGTAGGTATTAAGTCAAGAGGTAAGATATCGTTTCTGGTAAATTATTGTGGTTATACTCACAATTTCAAAAAGCCTAAATAATGAAAAACGGGTACGAAAGAAGTGCTGATTGTGCCAAGGATTCTATTGATGATTTACTTAAAACAATAGAAGATTTAAAACAAGAAAAAGAAGAACTGGAATATCAAATATCCAGACTAGAAAAAGAAAATAGCGATCTTGAAGATGAAAAATATAGTCTTAAAGAACAGCTAGAAGAAACAAAGCGTAATTATCGTTTATTATAAAAAACAAAAACAAAAAACAAACAAAATGTCAAAAGGAAAAAGTACTGCAGTAGCAGTTATCGGTTCAAATCCATTAAATGGTATCGAAATCCTGAAACAGGAATTGAAAAACCTTAAGGAAATTCAAAATACTCCTTACAAGGCTGATGTAAACATGGAACCTGTTTCGTCAAACAAAATCTCAGTAGAGACAAATGTTTCGAAACTTATTGAGTTTCATGCAGTTACAACTGCACGTCATAATGCTTTTGGAGATTCCCAACAGATTCTGGGAGTTAAGGAAGCCCCTGTATTCCGTATGAATGGTGGTACTTTAGATGAGATCACACAATCTATTAAACACCGTATCCAAATCATCCAAACAGAAGATCGTAGGAAAGAATTGGAAGAACTGGTTAAAGAAGGTGAATCATTACTCACACAAGAACACAAAGTACAACTTTATGCTGAAAAAGTCGCAAAAGCAACAGGAGCAAAGATCTAAGTTTTTTACAGAGGAGGACCTGAAAAAGGTCTTCCTTTTTCCTGATAGTTTTAAATCTAATACAATTCAGGAAAGAAAAAAGTACGGAAAAACATTAGTAAACTTAAAAGATTTGACATGGAAAAGAATGAAATGAGCAAAGAAGAGTTTGCTAAATTATTGGAAGATCATGATTGGTTTTATAATATGTCTGATGACCCTTGGGTTTGGACAAGAGGTAATCAAGAAAGACTAAAGATTGAGAATCTCTGTAAAGAAAATCCTGAATTTCAAAAAATGTACGAAGAAAAAGGTAACTCAATATTCAATCCTCAAATTTAAAAAATGTCTAACGAAACGCTAAAAAAGCTAAAATTTCTAAGTGTAGAATCTGCTAAAAAGTTATATTTTCTAAATGGTATTAATAGAGCAATTATTCCAAGTCACGTAACTAAGATATGTAAATCTTTGGAAAAAATGGGTTGTATAAGACCAGTAATAGTAGCTTCTATGAACTTTATTGATGGTGTTAGAAGAACATATGTCATTGATGGTCAACACTTATCAACAGGTTTAATAAGAATGGGTATGGATATTCCATATATTGAAATACCTATAAAAGATGCCAGAGATATGATTGAACATCTTGCATTGTTAAACGCTAGTTCAAAGAGTTGGACTATGGACGATTATGTCTTATCTTGGTCATATCTTGAAGAAGATTACAGAAAACTCAAAAATTTAAAGCAAGTTTATGATATGGATACTAGTGTTCTTGCATCAATAATGATGGGTTTAAGTGGTAATGCAGGTGGAGAGTCTTCTAAAAAGATAAAACATGGTAATTTTAGAATAGTCAATGAGAAAGAAAACATGACAGTTCTTGATTATCTTAAAGATGTAATTCTTCTATTACCAAGAGAAAATAGATTTAGAGATAGGTTTGTATGTTCTGAGTTTGTAAAATATTACAGATCAAACAGGACTTACGATCACGAAAGGTTCATATACTTATTGAATAAAAACAAAGAAATGTTCAGAACCGTTGCTCAAGAAGAAGGAAGTCTTCTTGAACAATTTCAAAAATTGAAATAAATGAAAGTCCCACAGTAAGACGGTACAAATGAGGTTCGAATCCTTATGTGGGACCTAAAAATTATATTATGAAGAATACATACGTGAAACTCACTGAAGATAATAGAGATCAAGTAAAAAAGTTTTTTACAATATTATATGTTTTTTGATTATGATGTAATTGATGCATATTACGGCTATGATTCTAATGGAAATGTGAACTGTACTGATGTATTACCAGAAGGTGCTATTTTACTAACAGAAGAGAAAACTAATAACCAATATTATCTAATCTAAAAATAAAAACCCATGCAAATCCCAAAAGAACTCACAAAAAAGCTCTTTAATGACAAATTCTTAGTTCTTGACAACACAAGAAAATCAAGACACGACTTTCTCTTAGAAAGAAAAAGAAGAGAAAGAAAACAAAAAGAAGGAGATTTTGATTATTTGTCTGCAGAGATAGCTAGAGAATATTCTATAAAGCTATCTCAAAGAGAAGAAAAACTCAAAATTAAAATGGTTGAACTTTTTGGAACAACTTATCCTTTTAAAAAGAATGAAGTATCAGATTTACTAATCCAATTTCTTGAACTAGAAGAAGAATGTGGAGATACTTTACCTAATATCAAGAAAGTTATTCTCTCAAAAAGAAACTGGAAAAGAGTACCTTTTAATCTTAACAAAATAAAAAGAATATACCATGAGTAAATTTAAAGTAGGAGATAAAATAAAAGTAATAAAAACTGAAGCCACAAAAGAAGAGTGGAAAGGAATAGGGGAAGTAGATTGCCCTTTTGAAATAGGTGATCAATTTTCTGTATTAGAAATAAATAAGAATGATGGTGTTCGTATTCAAACTAAAGAAAGTAATCTTTACTATTATCCCAAAGAAATGTTTAAACTTGTAGAAAAAGAATATTATTTGGTTTAAATTACGGAAAGTGCTATCTTGCACTTTCTTTTATGGGGCATGTACTGGTATTAGATTTCAGACTGCAGGAGATATAGGCACGTAGGCACAATGAATCTGAGTGACTTGACAAATATGATTCAAAATTCAAATGGCAAAGAAATGTCAAATGTAGAATTTAATGGTGATGTAGACACTCTGTTGGCTACAATCTTTCAAGAAGAAGCTGTATTAGCCTAATCTACCATTAGGGCTTCCTTGAGCCTAGATAGGAAAAAAGGAAATGTTCCTCCTTAAAAGACATACCATTTTTGTTGGTTTATTGGTTGGATTAAAACCCACAAGTTGTTGATTCACAATCAAATAGACGGTAGTTACGTCAATAAAAAACCTACAAGCGTGTAACTTATATTTTTTATGGTAGGAAAGACCACGGTTCGAATCCGTGATGCTCCACTCGCCCTTAGAGATTATCAAAAATACTTTTATATGAAAAAGACAAAGACCCCAGAACAAGACTTACATGATAAAGTCTATAACTTTCCAACAAAACACAAAGAAGGGTTTACAGACAAAGATCTGGACAAACTTCTCCTAAACTATCCTTCTATAAAGAAGGAAGATGTTAGTAAAGCTATTGGTGTTGTAACAGGTATGTTTAAAGATGGAGAATCTGTTATATATCACACTGATATATACTACGCTTTAAGAGAGGTACTATTTAATAAAAAACCTAACATTTTTGAATTTGACTAATATGAAAATAGAAGCAACTTTTATAGGCGAAAATGATAGTTCAGGGTATATAAAAAATAAAAAATATAACCTGGAGATAAGTAACTTTTTAAATACATCAACAATAAGAATTTCAAGAGGTGACCTTGAAGGACGTTGTAACTACTCCTCTCTAGAGAAATTTTTAGAAAACTGGAAAAATATATCTAAAAAATGAAAAAGGAAGAAATAATAAATGAATTACTTTTAAGACTTAAGGAATCATTTAATGAAAAGCAAAAACTTGATAATCAATACGTTGTAGCTTATTTCAAAAAAGATAGCGATGAACTAATAGGCTATCATTTAGATACTTTTTGTTCTATTGGAAAAGATATTCTTAAAGCAAAAAGATATAGTGGAGAAAATCCGTATTCTCAACTTGCTATAATATGGAGAAATTATGAAAGTTTATTTAGAGAATGTTCAGAAGGTATGTTTTCAGTAATAATAAAAAAGAATAGAGAAGCTTTTGAAAGTAATACTCCAGATAAAGTCTATATTGACGCAATCTATTTAGCTAAAGACACCCCTGTACAAAACTTTAGGTATCAAATAATTAAGTAATATGAAATGGGTAAGAGGAAGACAAGAAAATGCAGTTTATTTTAAAAGCTGCATTTTTTCTTTTAAGGTATACAAGTTTGGGTTTGACTGTTATATACTAAAGTATCCCCCGAATACAAGTCTTCCAAGACATAAAGATCCTGTAAAAAATGGAAGACATTGGAGATTGAATATTACACTAAAAGGTAAATCTACTTTTTACCTCTTTACAGAGAAAGGACTAAAAAGATTCTATAGATTTTGTCTTTTTAGACCTGATATTCAAGAACATTGGGTACAATCTTATGAAAAGGGTTGTTTAAAACTATCTATAGGATTAGCTAAATTTACAGAAAATGTTGCTTAATAAATATGAAAAGAACTTTAAGTTCTACTTAATGGTTCAAAGAAAGGTAAATGAACTTTCAGAAAAAATTAGAAAACTTCCTTTGAAACCTTTAGATAAACCTATTCAAAAAGGTTGGAATGTTTTTATTGATTTAAGAGATGATATCAAAAGAAGACAGGATTACCCTATTCTTAAACAAATACTTGATATAGTTTATAAAGGAAGAAGTGGTTATATAAAAAAACCAGAGCATATTAGAATGATTAGAAAAGGCGAGAAAGGGTACTATGCAAATGGTACTAGTGGTCAGTATTGGGTAGATTTTTCCCCAAAACCTAAGTACATACATCGTAGAGAATACGAAAAAATGTCAGAATTACAACAAAAATATTTTTATAAGACACATGATTTATGGAATAGAGAACATTATGTACTAAATTTCCCAAATTATTACTTCGTCTTAAAAATAAAACCTAACATTTTAACTCACTATATAGAAAAAGGTTCAGAATTAGAAAAAGAATTCCAATATTGGAAAGATATATTAGATAATCCAAATAACCCTCTTTGGACAAATTATGGCAAATCTTTTCCTTCTTCTAAAGATCGTACAAGATTAAGAAGTACTATTCAAAAGTTTAAAAAAGGAGAGATTGAAGATATCGAAATTAATAAAATACCATTAAATTATCACTATTAAACTTACAACCATGACAGCAGAACAAAAAGCACAGGAGTTTGGCACTAAAAAGCAAGTTGTTGAACTTGACGAAAACGGGGAACTGGATGTAACGGGGTGGGAGTATTATGCCGAATGGTGTAGTAAATGGCTTCCTTTTAACGTTACCAAAACCAAACGCATCCGCCCTATCAACCCCGACCGCATCCGCCTCTCCGAACTAAAATCAAAGCGTGAAGAACTTGAAAGGGAAATTAAGGAACTGGAAAAGGAACTGGAGAAAATTAAATAGTATAGCATCTAACGGGAAAGTGTTGCTGTCAGTGTGGGAATTAGCAGCACAAAAGTTTAATTAACAAACAAAGGATAACAATATGA